TTAATAATTATTTTAAAACTCCAAAGTTGATACCAAAATAAAATTCACCTCTGAATGATCTACTTTATTATAACATAAGGTAGATTGAATGTAATAAAATTTCATATCTACTCTCTACAGGGTCTCCACCCAACCAAAACAGTTTTTTTCAGTTAACTTTAAATAGACAAATTCCTCCGTTTTTGTTTATTTCTCTCTATTTTTTCATACCATTGCAGCCAGTTGTGGAATAATATAGATTTTGGGCTTTTCAACACTTTCAACCTCCACCTCTAATTCTTCGGAAAAATGACGGTATCATGTCACTACCTTGCTCTGCAATAAAACAGGCTCGCAGTAGGGGAATTTTGCATGAGTTTTATATGCCACCGTAGACCATCATGCCGCCACTGAAAGTTTTAGGTAGACATTCCACCACCTCTAATTCGCCGGAAAAATAGCAACAGGGTGGAGTATAATGTCCATTTTTCGTCTTATGTAGGTACATTTTCGATTTTTCCGTTCATTTTTAGTCAAAAAGAAAAGAGCCACCGACCATCAGATCAGTAGCTCCAAGAGATTCATTTTTCTATTTAATTTTCAAAAAGCTCACTTTTTCGCTTATAAGTGATTTTATTCACTTTTCTGGGTTCATAAGTGATTATGTTCACTTATTTCGTTTTATGTAATTATCATGGGGTGACAGAAAAACTCACTTATTTACCATTTCTATACAAGTGATTATAATCACTTTTTTATTGAGATAAGTGAGAAAAATCACTTATTCTCCTGCCCCGGCGTTTTCCTTCCTGCTGGCTGCTTTTCCGCAGCAGGCTGGATTCTAACCAAGCTGGCAGCTTAATTCCCGTCTCTCTGCTGCCTTGCCCACACGCCCCTCAGACAGCCCCTCTGTCGGCTTTTACTGCCGAACTGGGATTGTTTTACGATGGGCTGGCTTCTGCCCGACGTGGGGCAACTGTGGGGCTTACAGCCTCGTCTAGCATTTTTCCGTTTTCTATCGGAATCGCATCTGAAATTGGAAAACTCACAAGGTTCTGTTCCAGGAATGACTTTCCGGCCAAACGGTATGATCTCTTCATATTCCAATGCGCATCTCGATAGATCATTCTGGAAAAGGCCACACACTTAATCTCACAGCTGTTTGTTTCATTCAGCTTTGTCACCCGATGCGCCCCGGCATCTTCTGCCTTACACGCCTGTACTGCAATCTGCCCCATCTTCCGGTTGTACAAAAATCGGTAATGCGTTGGCCATCCAAGTGCCTCTAGCGTGCTGCGAAAGATGGTGATCCGTCCTTCCTCCGCATTAAATGTTACTCCCAGCATCCCGGAGTACCATTTCTGTTCTTTTTCCTGCAATCTTCTCACCTCCAAAAAAGGGCGCACTTCCCCCTTGGTATTATAAAATCATTTTTAATCAAGCCCGGTATCGGGGACTGTCCTTCCTGTCAAAACTCCCATTGATACATAACCATCCATCTGTCGGACTTCTGATTCTCTTAGGTGTTCTTCTACAGGCACGCCAAAAGTACCTGCAATATCATCCGGGTAAAATCCCTTCCGAGTATCCACAGGCTTAGTCTCCTGGTCTGTTGGCTGTTCTGCTACAGTTTCTTTCTTTCCACTTTGCCGCTCATGGAAGATTTCTGGTACGAGCAGATCAAAGACGTACAGAGTTTCTCCTTCGAAGGTAATTCTGTACCCCAACACCTTATATCTGCATTCACTATCCCAGTCCATTTCTTTATAGACCAGTTCCGCAAAGGGCTTGCAACTCATCTTCCTGCTCTTACGCTTATCCGGCTTTGCAATGCACCAGCGCAGAGCATCCTTGTCATTTTCATCACAACCACGCACAACAATGCGCTTCAAATCGTTATTGAACATGACGTGTACATAAACCACATCCTCCAGACCTGTGATGCAGGCAGTATTGAATGTGATACTATCCTTACGAATCACGATTGCAGGATCACGAAGATGTGCAAACAATTCCTTTCGCACAACTTGATATCCATCATACGAAAAGGTACTCTGTAATTCCTCCGCTCGTGCATCTCTTTCATTTTCTGCCTGCTCCGTTGATGGGGCAATGCTTGTGTGTTCCTCATTCATTCGTGTCGGTCCATCCTTCCATTATTTCTTCCGCCTCATGGAGCAATGTATTCAGACCATCTGCGGTAAATGTATTCATTTCTTTAATTTCTGCTGCCGGCCGGAGTACATCCCAGTTTCCTGCATAATGCTCCTGCTGCAAAATGCCAACCTGTGCAATACTTGTGATTGGCTGTCCAAAAGTTCCCGCCCATTCTGGTGGAAAAATGTAAATCATCTGTTTGACCGTTTTGCCCTCGGCTTCCTCTTCTTTCGATGGCAGAACGATTTCCTCTATTTTGATCATCTCCGGCTCATCCAGTTCAAAAAGCATCAGCTTATTGTCCCCTTGTTCCACAAACTGCCCCCGGAAACGATACTTCAAACCCTCTTCCCATTCCATAATGTCGAAAAGTGTCTTAGCCAGGCCACGGCAGCCAAGTGTGCTTGCACACCAGCGGCCCTCTTTCAGCCTTCCCCAGTGAATAGCATTCGGATTGCCCTTTTCGCATGGCCGAATCGCAACACAGCGGTCAACCGAGTTCAGAAGCAGTTCCACATACTCCACATCTTCAAACTTTTTCAGACAGGAAGTATTGAACCGCAGCTTACCATTGGAGATTGTCATTGCCGGGTTCTGTAGTGTAGAAAAATACTGAGCCCGTACCACCTCATATCCCGATAGATTCAGTCGGTTCATGACCTCTGCGGTATTCTCTTGCTCTTCCTGCATTACACTTTCAGAAGCCTCCCGGTATTCCTCTGCCGAGAAACCAGTCCAGTCCTTATCAAAAGGCACATATCCCCGAAGAATACCATCATCGACTACGCTCAAAACCGGCAACGGCCTATTCTTCCTTGTATAGTTGCGGGATGCCCTCAGATGATTGGCTGCATTATAAACCTCTCTGGACACAATCGCCTCATGGTGGTCCCTCTGTCGATACTGCGTCCGGTCATTGTTATTTTTCTTTGACTTATGTGTAAGAAAGTTCGGCGTGAAAGTCTTTCTTGCCAGCACATCCCCACAGTGGCGTTCATTTGCAATGACGCCAGCTATCGTGCCCGGATTCCATTCGGTATTTCCCAGCTTGGTTTTACGCCCATACTCGGTCAGAAGCTCTGCAATCTCGGTAAGAGAAAAGCCATTCAGATACAGGTAATAAATGACCCTAACCGTCTGTGCCTCACTTTCATTTACCACAAGATTTCCATCCTCGTCCTGATCATATCCCAACAATGCCGGCGTCAAAAACAGACCTCGGCTGAACCGCCGGTCAATAGACCAGTTCATAATAATCGACTTGGAATGAGATTCCTCTTCAGCCACAGATGCCAGAATGGTCAGGATCATACGGCCATTGCTGTCCAGTGTATAAATATTGTCGGCCTCAAATTTCACACCCACGGGCGGGTCAAGATTTTTCAGCGCTTCAATGACCGAAAGGCAGTCCACAATGTTTCGGGCAAAACGGGCGATGGACTTTGTAAGAACCAAGTCTATCTTTCCTGCCTTACAGTCTTCAATCAACTGCTGCATTCCTTTGCGATGCTCCAGCGAAGTTCCGCTGATGCCCTCATCATCGTAAATTCCAACGAACTCCCATCCCGGCTGTGCCTTTATGTACTCAGTATAGTAATTTTTCTGAAGCTCATAGGAAGAAGTCTGCTCATCATTGTCAGTGGAAACACGGACATAAGCTGCAACACGCCGAATAGAGGTGCTTTCTCCAAACCCCTCCACTGCCTTTGCCGGGATGACTTCCAATTCAGAAGCATCCACTCCCTTATATCTGTCTCTGATTTTCTGCTTGCGGTCTACCGCTTCTACTCCACTGCTTCCCATGTACTTCCTCTCATTCTTCCGGCTTTATGCTCCAATACCACTGACGCATCTTCCGATAACTTCGGATGCCGAGTTCTTTTTTCGTATTTTCTGCTGTCCTGCGACTGATGCCTTCGTCACTCATCCGCATATAGATTTCTCTTGCTCTCATATCGCCTTCGGAAAGCAGCTTTTTTATCAGGTATGCTGCTTTCTCAGACTTTGATTCAAACTTCGGAGGCTCTGAATCTGCTTCCGGGTCAGTTGGAATCTTACACTCCAGCCATCGAAAACCCTCCTCGGCCGTTATTGAGAAACGAATCTCTCCATCAGATGGGGCCAGATTGTTCTTGATCTGTCGTACAATGCGAATGTCTTTGTTTTCCGGATCATGCTCCATCTGCAGAACACTTCTGGCTGCTGCCACAACATCCACACTACCAATGCTCCGGTACAGATCTTTTGTCCCCTCTTTCTTGTTGAGGTGACCAATCAATACAACTGCACAGTCATACGCAGATGCCCACATTCCAAGACGCTGCATCAGCTTTCTCGCCCTGCCTGCAATCTGAAGGTCAGAATCACTCCCCAGATATGCCTGTATCGGGTCAATGACCACCAACCTTGGACGAAATTGTATAATCGCCTTTCTGATACGTTCATCATCCAGCGTCAATCCACTGTTCATTTCTTCATTTATAAAAGCTACATTCCTACAATCTGCTCCACACGTTTCCAATCTCGGCTTGATGGTGTCTGAAACATCATCTTCCGAACACTGGTAAATGACTTTCTGAGGCATTCCAATAGACTTTCCATCCGGCATAGTTCCACCCTTTGATAATTCTGCAATCAGATTCATCATCATGGTAGACTTTCCATCGCCGGGGTCGCCTTGCAGCAATGTGATCTTCCCGACTGCAATGAACGGATACCACAGCCAGCGAACAGCTGTTGCTTCTACATCACTATATAATGTGAAAATTCCTGTTTCCTCTTTGCCTGTCATTCCCTTTACCTTTCATTTGCAGTCTTTTACTACATTTATATTATAAGAGCTGCATGACATTTTGACTGCTACCTATCATGTAGCACGTTCCATGTTTTGCTACATAGTAGGTAGCAAAATGGCCTTAGACCACACAGCAGATAGGGGTGTGGCATTTTGCGGTCTTAAAAATCTCTCATATTCAGTTGCTATGTATTTTTCTCTGCGGGATAATCGTACCAGCCTTATGCGGGAAAACATAAGGAGGAACACATGGCTATTGACTATGAAGCCTTGGGCAAGCGTATTTCAAATGCCCGCAAACAAATTGGTATCACACAGGAGGCGCTCGGTGAACAACTTAACATGACCCGTAAACACATCAGTGTTATCGAAACTGCTATCAACCGTCCCAGCCTGGATACCCTGGTTGATATCGCAAATGCACTGAATGTATCTGCAGATGACCTTCTCGTAGACAGCCTGACGCACTCGGCATCTACTGCAGATTCTGAGATTCACCGTCTGCTTTTGGACTGCAATACAACGGAACAGGAAATTCTTACCCGCACCGTAAAGGAACTGAAAGCAATTTTGTATGGTTTAGGAATCTGATTTTGTAACTCATTGACCATATAACAAAAGGCCCGCATAAGCCACAGCTGCACTTCGGCTCACTCCGGGGTGCTGTCTGTGGTTCATGTGGGCAGGAGCAAAAAAGAAGCCCGCCAGCGTTCCATGTAGGATTTTACACAGTGCGCCAGCGGGCAGTCATTTACTTACTTTTTCGGCTTAAACTTTGCGCTATAAGCATTTACTGCTGCATCGTGAATAAGCCATCCAAATTTTCTCAAAAAGTCCAATCGCTCTTCATCAGTCATCCATTTTGCAAGTGTATGAAGAACTCCCTCGTATCGTTCATTTTCTTTTCCGTTAAAAAACTTACCTCCGGGTCCCTGCTTAAATCTGACAGGAATCCCATTTTTAATTATCGTCCAGACAGTTGAACCACCATCTGTCTGAAACATGTCCCCAACCATGCCGTCCAGTTCTCCGGCATCCATTCTTTTTAGCAGTTCTCTTTCCTCACTCGTCATCTTCATCACCCCCACAATCCTCTACTTTTATATCTTCCGAATCATACGCTCCCATTGGGTATTCCCGAATCCAGCCTTCGATTTTTAATGTGTGGCCACATTCTGGACATTCATAGCAATCTTCAGAATTAAAGCTGTACACAAGATCCGGTCCCATACCATTTTCTTTTTCGTAAGAGCTTTCATCATACATGAAGTCCTCAAGGTCAATATTTTCTTCATGACCGCAATGAGGGCATTTGACTGCTCTTTCCAGAGAAACCGGCCGATATCCATACATATCCTCGATATCGATAAATTCTTCGCCTGCCGCTTCTTTTTCGCTGATGATGTCCCAATAATGCTGCGTCTGGAAAGTTTCAAATTCTGCGCTGTCATCCAGAAGGTTATCCAGCATTTTTAAGGCATTCCTCTTTCGTTCAAGTTCATCATTGATATACTGCTTCCGTTCACGGATTGCCTGTTCAAGATCAATTTCTCCTGCTTGAAGTTTTTTTATATCTCCACAGGTTAAGCCAGATTTTGTAAGGACAACAATCCTCTGCAGATTTTTGAAATCTGCTTCTGTATAATCCGTTGCCTTGTTTCCCACCGGCGGATGTTCTGGTTTGAAGATACCCTCACGCTTAAAGAGTTTTATGCGCTCTGCATCAATGCCTAATTTTTCTTGTATTTCTTTTGGTCTCATAACATTCGACCTCCTTTCTGAAACCGAGTATAGCACATAGGGACTTTGTCCCCGTCAAGCCCTAAATATCATTTTTTCTAGATTTAAGGATACTCGATTCCAGTTTTATTTCAAGGCTTTTCTAAATGATTTGTATATTTCAGGCTTCGATATGCATCTCCAATAAAATTCACGAATTCCGGACTCATTGTCTCAACCATACTCTTTCCCTCTACATTCTGCAAAACAGCAATACTGACTCCGGACATATCATCTTCCCTCACTTCCAGTTCTCGTATCGAATCCGCCACAGCCTCATCGATGAACGCAGCGAACTTTGCCCCATCAACATGACTTTGCACTGGCATCGGTGCGCCGCCTTCACCGAACAGCTGTATCACCTTCGGGTCAATGATGCTCTCCACCTTTTTCAATGCTTCTTTCTCTGACATCCGCCTCAGATAGCCTTTCATTGCACTTGCCACAATGATCTCCATCACTGTTGTTCCATAATCCTCAACGGACAGCCAAGCCAACTTTTTCATGTCAATCACTCCTGCTATGTGTATTTCTGTATCCTCACCATATACCAAAACTCTGCACATAGCAATATGTACGATAAAAAATCCGTACAAAGCAAAAAAGGGCCCTGCCGGTATGCATTTCCACACATCCGACAGGGCATTCTTTCCTTTATACAGCCTGCTCTCGTTTTGCTTTACTTCTCAGATATCTTCGGTACTGAACCGTATTGTCATACACCCGGTACGGGGCATCGACCAGCGTCACCAGCCCATCAAGGCTGCATTTCTTAAATCCCAGAAAACTGGTCAGTGTCCTCTGATTTCCACAGGTGGGCAGCGTTACACCAAAATTCGTTTCATAAAGTACGATGTCGCCTTTCACCGTTCCCTTTTTCATAAAGGCGCAGTAAATGCCCTTTTCAAAATGGAGCAGATCCGGTGCTTCCGTGATCCTCTCCGGCGTTATCTTCAATCGTCCTCTGTTCAAACTGGCGACCGCACCGTCAACCGGCTTTCCATCCACATCCCGAAACAGGCTGCCCTGCACATCCAGCCCATTCACCTTCAGCGGCATACCGGCGGCATTCTGTTCCGGCAGTTCTTTCAGGCAGGCAATGAAAAGGTCAAAATTCTTCTTCATAACCGTAAGGGCTCCCTGTTCCTGGCTCAGCGTTTCTTTTTCCTTTCGGAAACTCTCAATTCGCTGCCGGATATCCTTTGCCAGACTTGCATAGGCTTCGATTTCAGACCCTTCTTCATAGTCAGCATGGTAGAAGCTCGTACCAATATCATTTCCCGTCAGCCCATTTCGGATATCACTGTCAATCTCGTCCAATGTGATGTTGCCCTCCGCCAGTGATTCATTCAGTTCCAAATTCTGCTCCAAAACCGCATCGCGCATGGCCGTAACCTGACGGCCGATCGTCTCCTGCAGTTTTTCTTCCAGTTCCTTGATCTGGGCATCCAGCGTTTCCAGTCTTTCCACCGATACGCTGTTTCCTTTCATCTGCTGATACATCTGTTCACAGGCTTTATGAAAAAGTGTGCTGATTTCCGAAGCTTCATGATTTTTCTCATAATCCCGTTTCAGACGGTACAGCATTTCCATAAAGCTCTGCTCCAAGGCACATTCATGGATGCTTTCCGAAGGGCATCTTTCATTTGCTGCTTTTCTCTCGGCATCCGACAATCTCCCGTGTTTTTCCCTGCAGTACAGCTTCTGGTCCGGTGTGCCATTCTGTCTGGGCTTTTCGCCCTCACGCTTTCCCATCTTCTGTTTGCACCGCCACACGGGATAAGCATATGCGTATTTTTCAAGGTAGATATCCGTATCGCCACCAGTTGCTGCAAGGCTTCGGTCATCCGTGTACCCGGTTGCCACACCTGTATAGGTCACACGGAAGAATCCCTCACCGCATTCTTTTCCGGCTCTTTCTCCATGTTCAAGAACCGCACCGCAAACTAGATTTCCAAATGGCGAGCCGGTGTATCCTCTCTTCTTCTTTTGAGCCGATACCGAATCTCCGACCTTGCTGGGCTTTTCATAAAGCATCGTCTGAGCCTTGTCCCATGTACTGCGGTCAATGATGCCAACATGATGGTTTTCTACATAATAGCGAGGTGCCTCACCTTTGTTGATCGTGGACCGATGGGTCAGGAAATCCTTTGTGATGGTCTTCTGCATCTCAATGTCACCCACATATTTTTCATTCCGAAGAACTGTGAGCACAGAACTTGCCGACCAGTTCTTTTTGTTCACCGTCTTTCTGCCAAGTTCATTCAGCTCCTTTGCAATACGGTTTGCCGTCTGTCCACATACATACCGTTCAAAAATATAACGAACCGTTTTTGCCTGTTCCGGATTGATCACCCATTCACCATTTTCACCCTTGTCATATCCAAGCATCCGGTTCAGATCAATCTTCGGCTTGCCAGCTTGGAAATTCTTCTGGATCGACCAGCGGATATTGTCCGAAATGGACCGGCTCTCATCCTGCGCCAGTGCGGAAAGAATAGTCAAGATCAATTCACCGGTCGCATCCAGCGTGTCGATGTTCTCTTTTTCAAAGTAAACACCAACCGGAGGATTCTGCTGCCGAAGCTGGCGGACACAATTCAGGGTGTCCACCGTGTTTCGGGCAAATCGTGAAATCGACTTGGTCACGATATAATCCAGCTTTCCGTCCAGGGCATCTGCCATCATGCGGTTGAAATCCTCACGATGTTCCCTGCTGGTTCCTGATTTTGCCTCATCTGCGTAAATGCCTGCAAATCTCCATCCGGGTTTGTTCGTGATCAGATTTGTGTAAAACGCTTTCTGTGTGGTGTAGGAAGTCTGCTGGCTTTCATCCCCTGTGGAGACTCGACAGTATGCCGCCACACGGATATTGCTCTGCACCTTCAGCTGACCACCGTTATGCACCGACCGCTTTGTAGCCGGTATCACTTCTACTTTTTTCTGTGTCATATACTCTCCTCCGTTTCCTTCATATCTTTTTTCCGTTCCGACGCTTTCTATACTCTACCTGAACCGATTCTCCAAGGATCTCTGCTTCATTTTCCGCAAACTTTGGTTTTCCATCTTTGTCGTATACCCGATAATCCTTGAAGTCCTTTATAGTCCTTCTGGCTCCGAAAGCAGTAAATTCCATTCCGTAAATGGTCCGGTAATGGATCACATCTCCGTCCACTCTGCCAGATTCAATATTTACGGCATACATTTCCCGGCTGAAGGTTAGCATATCCGGTGTACTCAAGAACACACCCGATTCCGTCCACTGCGGTTCTTTATCATCCAGACCATGCACCACCAGCTTCTGTCCATAGCGGTTTTGCTCCGGCAGGGCCAGCAGTTCCTCCAGAAAATATTCATACCTCTTTTTCAGGATGATGCCGCCTTCACTGCTTTCTTCCAAAATGTGGAGTTCGTTTTCCAGTTCTTCTTTCCGCTTCAGAATATCCTTCAGCAGTTCATTGTACATTGCCTCGGCACTTCCGGCCGCAGGTGTGTAAACACCATCCACACGCTGTTGATCCATCCCCTCCATAATAGCGTCCATCTGAATGCTCCCATCCCGAATGGACTCCTGTAAGCTCTCCTGCAGGAAAACCCGTTCCTGCTCTGCCATTTTCTTCTGTGCTTCCATCTGCTTTTTCATAAGGCGTTTACATTCCTGTTCCAGCTTCTGAAGCAGTTCCCTGAGTTCCAAAATCCGTCCTGAATGGTCTTCCGGCTCCCTCTGGCATTCACGGTATTTGACCGCCAGCTCCGACTGCTCTTTGTTTTCCTCGTAATCCCGTTTCAAGCGGTAAAGCATCTCCATAAAGCCTTGTTCAATAGCGACCTCATAAAGCTCCTCTGTGCAGTCTTTATCCGAACAGCGCATCTTCCCAACACCATAAATCGCAAGTCCCTGCCGTTCCTTGGTATCTTCAATGGACTCTGCATCCACCCAGTATGCGGCAATCTTTCTCCTCTTGTGGACCATCGTCTTTCCGCACGCTGGACACGAAAGGTTTACATAGCAGATATTGAGAGGATCACGGCTTAGTAGCGGCGGCCTCCGTTTCATTTCACTTTGCACGATCAACCAGGTTGCCCGGTCGACGATCGGTGCGTGGTGGTCCCTGATGTAATACTTTGGAAGCTGCCCTCTGTTCGGAACCGCCTTATGGGAAAGAAAATTGCTGGTCACATATTTCTGCATTTCCAAATCGCCCACATACTTCTCATTTAGGATCACATTCGAGAAGCTGCTGGGGTTCCAGTCTGTGCCAGATACCGTTTTCCAGCCTCGCTCGTTCATCTCTTTAATGATAGTTGCACGGCCGGCTCCGCAGGCATATCTCCGGAAAAGGTAACGCACCGGTTCCGCCTGCTTTTCATTGATGATCCATTCTCCGTTTTCCCCTTTGTCATATCCGATCATCCGGCTTAGATGGACCATCGGCTTTCCTTCCTGGAACCGCTTCTGATAAGACCAGTGGATGTTATCCGAAATGGAATGGCTTTCTTCCTGGGCAAGTGCGGAGTAAATGGTCAGGATCACCTCACTGGTGGAATCCAGAGTGTTGATGTTTTCCTTTTCAAAAAAGATGCCCACAGGAGGTGTCAGCTGTTTCAGCTGTCTTGCGCAGTCGAGGGTGTCCACGGTATTCCTTGCGAATCTCGATATGGATTTTGTGACTATTAAATCGATTTTCCCATTTCTCGCATCCTCCAGCATCTGGTTGAACTCATCCCTATGCAGGCGGCTTGTTCCGGCGATTCCCTCATCTGCATAAATTCCTGCGAATGTCCAGCCCGGATGCCGCTGTATCATATCCGTGTAGAATGCCTTCTGGGTCCGGTAGGACGTTTTCTGTTCATCTGAATCTGTGGACACTCTGCAGTAAGCTGCCACCCTTAACCCCTTTGGCTTTTCCTGGGCAGCCTTTTGAGCCGTCGCTTCCTTTATCAATCGTAAAACCTCTGACATTTTTCCTCACCCTTTCTTTACATATTTTTTCCGGTAGCAGTTATCCCGCATGGCCTGTCCGTCAAAATAAGATGCCGTATACCGGTAATCTTCTATATTACTGTACATGACAACCTCTGTCCTTGTATCATCATACCAGTGAACCGTATAGTTCAACGGGGAATGGACCGTAATAGAAAGGACAAATGCCTTGCAGTAATCTGAGGTCACTCCATTCAAAAACTGCACCACGCCATCCCTTCCTTTCGGAAGTTCCTTCATCCATTCAATTGCCCGTTCTCTTCTCTCGTGGTCATTCTCCAAATCCTCCCAGTACCCTTCCAGATACTCCAACCGTTCTTCCAGATGCTTTTTCTCATCCATATCCCGGTCAAGTTTTTCTTTCAACCTTCTGATTTTCTCAGCATTGCTCTGAATGACTGCCTCGTCGATGCTCTCATCTCCCAGCAGTTCGCGTCTGGTCTGCATCACATCGTTCTGGCTTTCCAGAAGACGCAGTTTTTTCCCACTGTTTTCCATTCCAATCTGAAGGGTGGCAATCTGCCGTTTGTAAAAAGCACGGTCCCGTTCCATAAAATCAGTGTGCTGGATATTCTCCAGTCTTTTGATCATCTGCGGAACAAAGTCATCAGCTTCCTTTGTAAAACCTTCAAACTGCTCTCCGTAACGGCCGCTCATGATATCTGCCACTCCCACATTGTCATGAATTGGCTGTGTGCTCAGCCGGAATCGTTCAATGATTGCTTTACGGAAAGCCCTCACAATCTGCTCTTCATAGATTTTCTCGCAGTGGCAGATTCTCTTTCCATTATCAATCTCAGCTGTTGGGCAGTACCAGATAGGATAGTTTTTTGAATTTCTCACTCGGAAGAATCTGCCGCATTCTCCACACAGGATCCTTCCTGAAAATGGCTTTGATCCTTTCTTTACTCCCTTCTCTTTCTTGGCGGCATTGGCTCTGCGGATTTCCTGAACAGTTTCAAACAGTTCTTCATCTATAATCGCCGGATGGTGGTTCTTTACCAGATACTGCGGAAGTTCTCCATTATTCCGCTGGGTGTTATGGTTCAGAAAGTCCACGGTGTATTTTTTCTGGATCAGGACAGCTCCTGTATATCGTTCCCTTTGTATCATCTGAGAAATAATCCTTCCAGTCCATCCTTCTTCCAGATCACTGTTCAGCTGTCCTTTCTTTGAGTTCTTTTTTCTGGCTTTGACCGCCACGGTCTCAGGAGCTGGAATCCGGTCATAATTCAAACCTCTGGCAACATCTGTATAGGCAGTACCCTCTGCCACCTCCTGAAAAATCCGGCGCACGATTTTTGCTTCTTCTTCCACAATTTCGATATCCCTATACTGATATCCACTTTCTGTCGTGACCATCTTTCCATTGTAGCGATACCCATATATGACCATGTTCTTTACCTCACCTCTCGGATAGCGCATCTTATTTCCAAGATTGATGTTTCTGGAAATACTCCGGCTTTCTTCCTGGGCAATCGCCGCAAGTGTCGTAAGAATGAAATCACTGGTCGGATCAGCTGTGTCCAGATTTTCTTTCTCAAAAAGGATCGTCACATTGTTGTCATGCAAAATATTAAGGGCGGTCATAAAATCCGCCGTATTTCTGGAGAAACGGGAAATCGACTTGCATACAATACGGTCTATTTTCCCTTCCCTGCAGTGCCGCAGAAGTCTTTTGAATCCAACACGCTTATCCTTGACCGTTCCTGAAATTCCATAATCGGAGTAAACCCCGATTGGATTCCAGTCTGGATTGTTTTCGATCAACTGATGGAAATACCGTTCCTGCGTTTCGTAGGAGTTTTCCTGGTCACTGGAATCAGTGGAAACTCGAATGTAAGCGGCTACATTCAGATGCCCTTCCTTTTCCTTTGTCCTGCGAAAAGAAGCTGTGGAAATAAATCCATTTTCTTCTTTCATTGCTTCTGCCTGTGGTTGGAATACCGCCTCGAACTCACTTCTCAGCCCACCGACCCGTTCCATAACAGGAACTGCCTGCTGCATTTTCTCCTTTGCAGCCAGCGCCTTCTGGATCAGGGAAGCAATTCCGGCATCTCCGTTTTCCTTGGATTCGGATAACGGCAACTTTGTCTTTTTCTCTTTTTGTTGGGTAGACATCTCTTGGCGCACAACGCTTTCCTGCAAAAAAGAAGATACAGCCGCCTTCTTTTCAGAGAGGTCAGCTGCACCACTTTGTTCCTTCACCGCTTCATGAGATTTCTTTTCCGGCACAGGCATCTGAGTCACAGATGTAGTTTCCGGCAGAACAGATTCGCTCTGTCCAGTCGCCGCCATCAACATCTTTGAAAGCTCGGCTGCTGAAGCATTCGGGCGGCTTTTCTGTTTCTGCTGTACGGTACTTTTGACCGTTGCGCTCTGCAGTTTCTGCAAAAAATCATTTGCTGTACTCATCTTGTTCTCTCCTTTCCGCCCATCTGCTTTTCTCTTCGGGCAGTCACATATTCCCTCTACTGCGTGATATTATCAAGTAAATTCGCTGCAGAAAGACGGAGAATAATCCACCCGATTATTGTCCTATCTGCACCATCCAATATGTAAAGGCCCTGACTGAAAAGACAGAGCCGTATCTCTTACAGTTTCTTGGCAAAATCAAGGCTGATCCAGCCATTACGCTTACCGGCATAGGCCTTCAGCAGACCCCAACGTGTTGCTCCCTCACCGTCTGCTTCCTCTACAATTGTAAATACGCCTTTTCCAGTGTACTGCCCGGTCTTAGCATAGTTCGTACCAGGTCCCTTACGGATATTAAGGTCACTGATTGAAACGCGTACCGCATACGGGCAGTTTGCCTTAACTTCCGGGTAGACTGCCTTACCCGCCGGATCATAAACGAAATAGCCCGGATTGACATCCGCACACTGCTTTGCGTAAGCCAGGTCATGGAAAGCACCCTTCTGAGAAGCCTCATTCTGCCAGCTTTTGCGGACACGGTACCAGCCGGAGATAACCGTACCCTCAGAAGCCTTTGCCACATCATACTGCGTAAGGTTCCAACGCTCGATGATACTGCAAAGGTTCTGTACATAGGTGTGGCTGGTCGCATAACCACCATCTTTGATCAACTGTACCGCTTTCTTGTAATCCGTGCAGCCGGCCAGACCTTCATAGCGTTTCTTACTGCCGTTCATCGCACCGAGCAGATATGCGGCATGGTCGGCAATGGAATCCTCCACACAACTGTACTTTCGGAAGTCGGCTGTGATCGTGACCATCGAGCCATCGTCATTCTGCTCCTGTGTTTTCTTGGTATAGACAGACTTGCCATCCCAACTGCTGCCGCTCCAGCTGTTCCCGGAAAGCGAAGTCTTCATGCCAAAGCAGTTATTAGCATTCTGTGCCAGCTCAGATTTACCGTAGCCGGACTCAAGAATGAACTGCGCCATTGACACGCAAGCAAGAATGCCAGTGGTTTTCTGGTTCGCAGTAAACAGCGGACCGATCTTTGCAACTGCTTCTGCTTCAGAAAGATTTTTCAGTGAAGAAGCCTGCATGCCAGATGAGGATGAACCGCCCAGTGCTGCAGTCACCTTTGCGGCCAGATCACCAAGACGGGCATACAGCCAGTTTCCAGGGCAGCTTTTGTTTGCAAACCAGCGGTGAACTGTCAGAACCATCTCGTCTGCGGCAGGTACATAATTGAGAGTTTTATTCTTATCTCCCAGCCACAGAAGTTTTTTCTTGCCGTTTCGTCGGCAGATATCGGTACAGAGCTTAATGAGTGAACTGTACACCGCACTGTTCATGGCATACGGCTCATTCATACCGCTGGCACATTCGATGGTGACCGCCCTCTGGTCATTGGCATTGCTGGACGAACACCAGCTGCGGTTCTTTTCCTCGACACACAGTGATACACGGCCATCCGTGCCGATACCGTAGTTGCAGCTTGCCTGACGGCTCGTGCTGGTGAAGCAGCCGCAGATGCTCTCCGCAGAAAGCTGACCAACCACACAATGCGGCGTGATACGGTCGATGCTGTGTGTCCTCTGACCGGAATGGTTCGGAGAGAGCTTGGTGTAAACAACGAGTGGACTATTGGTATATCCCATAATGATTTCCTCCTTCTAAAAAAATTGAGGCCCAGATCACTCTGAACCTCGTGCTGTGGTTATTTGGTTGTTACGGGATCAGCAGTTTCATGCCGACCCGGATAGCGTTGGAAGTCAGCCCATTCAGCACACGGATATCCGCACAGCGGCTGCCGCTCCCCAGTTCCCTTTCTGCGATCTTCCAGAGATTATCACCGGGAACCACAGTATAGATCTTGCTGGCCGTGAAGGCATAGGTATCCGCACTGTTAAGAACGTAGGCCAGACCACTCACCGCTTCCGGGCACTTTATTTTCAGCCAGCCCGCACAGAATTCCACGATTTCAATCAGTGTGTTCCTTTTGTAAACGGTCACGACTTCTGCGCCAGTGTCCGGCATCTCCCGGATATTCATGAGGGTCTTGAGTTTGCCGTAGGCAATGGTTGCCGGAAGCTCCTCTGCAGTCGGGAACTCGTTCTCATCCACTTCAGCCTCTGCTTCTTTCTCCGCTGGGGTATCTTCCACAGGGGCTGTGGTTTCCGGCTTTTCTTCCGGGATATCGTCCACAACTGCTTTCTCTTCACTCTCATCTGCACCAGTATCTGGTACAGCCTCTTCCGGATAGATCACGTTGCCGTCATTGTCGAACACATGGCTGCCGGGGTTCTCATCACACTTGGCTTTTGCATTCGCCAGCAGACGGTACGCTCCCAACTGGGATGCCTCATCTTCCCAGACTTCACGCACACGGTAATAGCCGTTTGTCAGCTTTGCGGGATACTCTTTCTTACTCATATTGCTTTCCTCCTACTAATGAAGGAGAGGCTCATCACCTCTCCCCGTTTTCCTTACTCTTTGTTCTGTTTGTCGCTCTTTTCTTCCTTCAGCTGTGCCAGCATCTCCTTCAGCTTATCCGGCACCGGAAGGCCAATGACAGCTGCATTTTCGAGGCAGCTCAGACCTTCATTTGCCAAATAAAAAAACACAACAGCAGTTCTGATGGCCGCACCGTTCTGAAGAATCTGCGTATCAATGATGTTAGCAATGCCAACCAGTACGAAGATACACACCTTCTTGGCAATACCCTTAAAGCCAACTTCAGAAGAAAGTTCATGCTTGATGGCTGCTGCCAGCACTCCGGTGAAGTAGTCGCAGACCACAAACACCACCAGTGCATAGAGGAAGCCATCAAATCCACCGAAGAACCAGCCCAGGAAACCACCCAGACCTGCGAACATCCACTCAATCTTATCGATCACATTCTGCATAATCTTGTCCTTTCCAGCCCCTTTGGGGCATAAAAAACAGGCGGTTTCTCTGCCGCCCTTACGAAAAAAATACTCCTTCTATAATGAACACCGTTTCACAGCAAATAACAGACACTTTGCGTGAAAATCAGTGGAAATTTATTTTCCGAATGCCCGGATCACAGATCCTACCACACATTCTCCAATTCTAGCGTAGCCCTCCGTACTGCAATGGAGCTGGTCGCCATTAAACGGATACGGCGAAGATCCTGTATATTTTTCCAGAATAATGCTGCCATTCCGCTTTTGGTAATATGACTGTCCGTTCACATACCGCTGCGGTGCACTTCCAACCACCCTGCCGGATGCATCCATCTGATACTTGGCATACTGCTCGTTCACAGCATTCTTCTGTGCGCCAAAGACACTCCAAGTCCTACGGTTGATCCCACTCTCATGCCAGAGATCACAGACTGCCACATTATTTGCCTGCGCCACATCCTTGATCGTATCTGACAGTTTTTCCATTGTCTGGCCAGTTCCGGTCGGATATTCTTCGTATCCGTCTGCATCCACATACGGATATTTGCCCGCACAATGCGGCGTTGCCACCAGCACATGACAGAGCAGATTCCCGGCATCCTCCAGTTCTTCATAGATGCGATTCAGAAGATACTGGATTCGACCACAGATAGTCTCCTTTTCCGGGTAGCAGTCTCCTACCGAACCGAGTACCGTTGCTCTTTCGTTGTAGGCCGGCAGCACAATGATCAGGCTGACACCTTCCACGTCAGCGGCCATCAGCGGTCGCAGGACACCATTCTTATCCGTTTCTGCATTGTACGTTCCATCCAGACCGTTGTCACCGTCCGTCATCCGAAGGATTCCGATGCCGCCCTTTGCATGGGTAGCAACATTCATACCGAGCAATTCTTCCAGCTTCTTCTGCCATTTTCCAGCCGCCGTAATGCTGTCACCAATGACCAGAGCCTTCTTCCCTTTCCAGCTACCGGACAGTTCCGCATATCCGGCAGTAACAGCTTTCTCTGCGGTATCAGATGCCCCAGCATGATCTGCCTTTTTCGCTGTCTCCGCATTTTCAGCATGATCCGCTTTTACTGCCACTTCCGCTTTTTCTGTAAGAATGGCGTGTGTCGCATTCTTCACAGCGGAGGCACGTTCCGTTATGCTGCTGTGACTGAGTACCTCAATCTCCTCATTGGAAAGCCCGGTCACGTTCAGCACCCACATGGTCACAACAAAGGAAGTGTAATTGGAACCCGTCAGCTGCACCGCAAAATTCAGATTATCCTTTCCACCGGCATATTCATAAACCAGATTCATTTGAAACGGAAGCGTTGCTTTATTCAGTGTTCCACACGGCACACGTTTTGCCCAGTTTGGAATGCCCGGTTCGATGATGCCAATGGAGACTTCTCCCAGCTGTGCGTCATTCGTTTCTACGGATTCCACCCTGCCAAAGACAAGATACTTCCCAGCAGCCAGACCACTCAGCCGTACTCCGCCGAACACGCCCCAGTCTTCGCTGCGGGTCACAGCAGCCTTTGCCCACGCATACGTTATGTCCTTTTCTTGAAACTTACTAGAAAAAGGAATCATTTCAGAAAAGACAGGACATCCATATGCTACATTGCCCAGCATTTCCCGTGCCTGATCTGAAATACCGGTTCTGTCTGCATACGGAACACTCATAACTTTTCCAGCAATACCCCATGTGTCATAATACTGAAGGATGCTGTCTTCAACCGGACTGCTGCTGATCAGAGACAGAACTTTCTGCAATTCATCATCGCTCTGCCCGGTCACATCCAACAGAACGCATCGGCTGTCGCACTCTACCACGGCCTCCTTCCTTGCAACGCACGGAGAAATGTCCAGCCGGTATGCATTCTCCAGAATCTCTCCGAAGAATACTACATAGATTTCACTTCCGTGGGCAACTCTTACCGCCTTCGTCACATGAGTATTCAGATTTGCACCTTTGGAATCATACTGGTAGCAGCTCACACCGGCGCAGGAGCCGGAAATCTCCCGGATCTTGGAGATGAACAGATATTTTCGGAATTTGCCCATTAGCATATTGGTAAAGCGATGGTAGAACTGACCGTAATCCGTAGTTCCCGTAATCCGGTAATCCAGAAATTCTCCTGCTTCACATTTAGCCCCCAGCAGAGCCGGCATCGCAGCCTTTGGGAACACCTCACCCAGATTACCATTGGAACCGGCAAGTGCCAGCTTTGCTCCGGTGATCCCATTCTCCACAGCCAGACTGTACTGCCCACGGATTGCTTCACCAGCGGACGGATACACCGTTCCATCCTGCCCAACCCGGACATCAACCAGTTCTGCCGCATAATCTGCCTTACTGTCTGTAGAAGCTGTCACATTTGCATCCAGCCGTTTGTTCATCTGTTCCATAGCTGTGTTCATGGCATCTTCTGTTTTCTGCATGGCATTCTGTGCATCAGATACTTTTGTGTTCACCCTGCTCTCTGCTTCGGATATTTCTTTGTGCATGGCAGATTCTGTTTCTGAAAGACTCCTGTGCATTTCTTCCACATCTTCTGCAACATCCGTTTCCAGTCTGTACATCTGGGCGTTGAAATGACTACACAGGCTCCAATAATCCGTATCGGACAGCACAGTACCTGCCGGGACTGGCTTTCTGGAAATATAACCATCCCCACTTTCCGCGTCCAGAACGATTGTCAGTTCCTCATATTCCTTTTTCTGATTCCATACGCCATCGTGTTTCGGAATGATCCGCTTACCCTTAAAAGTTCCCATAAAAAATCTCCTTCCTGCCGGTGTTTATCCGGCTGTCCTCATAACAGTTTCGGATAGTCACCCGGTCAGGGAGGAGTTCTTTTCTTATGGCGGTCAGGTTTTACCCCCCCCCGAACATTTTTTCGATATACCGTTTTTTCTTCATTTTAGTGTCCTTTCTCTTACTGTTCTAAAATTCCAAGTTCGATCATCTTCTTATACAGCATCGTTCCGATGACCGTCTTGGTTGCAGCTGTGTAATGAACGGAATCCGCCAGCAGTGTCTGCGGAACCTGTCCCTGTTTGATACGCTCGATGTCCGCATCCGTGGGATCAAGGCCTGCATCGTCCAGACCATAGCAGCTGATGACCGTCTTGCCATCCGTGTCATACACCGGATGCGCCAGATACTCTCTGAGGCTGACGAAACGTCTGCCAAACGCCTGCTTCATCTGCTTTTCATATTCTGCACGCTGGCTTTCCGTGCCAGACGAAAGGCCCAGCACCAGATATTCCTTTCCTTTGAAGTGGCTGATCATCTGCTGGTGCATCCGAATCAGATCTGTAAGGTCTGCATAGCCACCATTCTGACCAATAAAAAGAATCATCACTTCAGAAGGCTGATTGTGCAGCCGGTCAAATGCAGTACGGACCGCAGTCGGACGCTTGATTGTGACTGCTTCACCAGCGACAGAACGTGTAAACGTCCAGATGCCGTTGGTATCCGCATAGTTCGTGCCAGTCCATCGGAGTGTACCTTCTACCTCGCCGATCTTGACCGGATTGACATGGGCTCCACCCTGCAAAAGCGGTGTCACCTTGTAGCCTTCTTCCGTCAGGATACCGGAATCAGTTTTCCGCACAGCGATAGTTACCGGCTCACAGGCCGCCGGGATCGTGATATTATTGACCAGCATCACATCAGCTCCCTGGCGGGCAGCAATCGTTCTGGCATTCTCGCCACCGGTACCGCCGTTGTAGACCGGAATCCCGGACAGTTTCTGAAGAGTGGACGTCCATCCACCTCCTGCGGTAAGGGAATCGCCCCAGCAGACAATGCCGGTCAGTGCCGTTGACGAATTTTCCAGCTTTTTGAGCCGTTCTTCCTGACTGTTCACCGTTTCTTCCACTTTCTTCACATTGTTTCCCGTTTTTTCCGCATCTGCTGCCATCTGTTCCATGGAAGAATCCAATCTTGCAAATCGCTCTCTCAGTTTCCCATGGTTCACATAGGAGCCCCAATAAGTGTATTTGCTCTGGAAATAGGTTGCCACTTCGTCTGCTGAAAAACGATCATCTGTAAAAACAATATCCTGCCAGTACCATTTCGGAGTCCACTCGACTGGTTCCTCACCAGAATATTTCAGCGTATTCCAGATACCAAACCATCCTGTCTTAAAAGTTCCAGCCGCTTCCTGTGCCTGAATCACATCCAGAATTTCCTGCGTGAAAGCAAACTTCCAGACATACATCCTGCGGTTTCCGTAAATGGTACGCTTCAATACGGGTGCGACATTGATTGGATTGGTAAACTTGCCATCCAGATAATAGGCGATCAGCAAACGATTCTCATACGTACCACCCTGAACACCTTCCGGATGGTTCTCACATTCCTCAATTTCACACAGATAGCAGTATTGGTATCCCTCCCTGAACTTCCGAAGCATATCATCAAACGAAATCATACCGGAAATTTCTTTTTTATACCCCTGATTGTGCGTCTGATCTGATTCTTTACTCAGTCCGATATGAAACTCGACCACTTGGTCAAATCCAGTTCCATTGATCTTCGCGCTTGCTCGATTGCCAGTACTCTGGAACCCATAGCGATAAGCATACGGATATTGATCCGGGTACTGCAGTGTATCCATTCCCGGAGAGTAACGTACTTTCTCTTGATTCAGAAGTTCGTCTGCCGGCACCATAAAGAAGTTATCTGCAACGACAGCACTCCCGGCGCTTCCGGCATACCCGGCTTCCTCTGCGCTCTCGGCATTCTTTGCATGGGTAGCACTTCCGGCTTCGTTAGCAAATGTCGCTGTTTCTGCATGGTCTGCACGGCTTATAAACCGTGACCGGGCAATGAAGGACTGCTGGTTTACAATAGAGGTTGTCAACTGGATCTGTCCCAGATTTTCTACGATTTTGTCATTCAGAAAACTGCCTGCGAAAACGATATACAGCGGTTTCCCCAGTGCAATGACTTTTTCCACCATCTCCTGTTCCAGAGGGTAAAATATCCGGGAGCCGACCGTAACGGATGTGGTAATGATCGGGGTGACCGTGGATGCCCAGCTTCCAATACTGTTGACATAAAAGCGAACTTTCACTTCTGCCCCTTCAAGCTCCTTGTTTTCTTCCGGTCCGATGCCCTCCAGAGTCAGTTCCAAATACAGCCGGTCCAGCCGTTTCAGCTTCATCATCTGCTCATAGGAAATGCAGTAAGCAAAATGCAGGGATGACCATTGGGGCTTTTCATACTGTGTCACATAGGCAGCATAGTCAAACTTGAATACCACATTCTGACCATCCACCTCTGCTCCTGTCACACCTTTTGACAATGCGCCATTCGTATTGTCCTTCGGCCCAAAATAATGGGATACCGGCAGCCTTGGTGCTGCCATTGCATCGATCAGTTTCAAACGCTCAGCCAGGCTGTCATATTCCACACCTGCAGAGTCTGTATGACAGTCCGTCACCTCTTTCAGGATTGCCTCGTGCGCCCGCAAAAGCTGTGGCAGGGATGCCTCTCCGGCTCTGGCATTGATGATCTCCTGCTCCAGCATTCGCAGCCGGTCATGCTCAGAAACATACTTCCAGCCAAGATCCTTGACAGCTGTTGTTTCATACGCATACACATAAAACTCACTGTCCTGTGCAGCAGCTTTTTCCCTGCGGATACAGAAATAGAGTTTTCTGGATGCCGTGTACTTCGTCACAAACTCTTCCCAGCGGCTTTCGGAAAAATCCAGATCAAACGCTGCCAGATAGCCGTTTTCCTCATTCAGCTTTACTGCACTGAGGGGCACACAGCCAACTTTTCCATTATCACTGCCCCATGCATTCGGGGAGTTCGTAATGATAGCCTGTCCTTCATACGGCACCTGATTACTCAGAATAACGATCCGGAACGACTTTTCTTTGCAATCTTCATAGGAACCGAAGAAGCCAAGAAAAGTTCCCGTGTAGCCAGAAACATGATGAACCAGGCAGCGAACAGCTGAACCTTCCATACTATTCTGAACAGTATTCTCATTCCGGTATGCAGTTCCCATTTCTGCTGGAACAATTTTTCTTGCCAAACCTGCCGTAATGCTGCGGATGGCTTCCCCGGCACTCGGATAGGTAGTTCCTTCGCTGTCCACTCTGGTATCCACCAGTTCTGCGGCATAGTCCGCCTTGCTGTCCGTGGATGCCGTCACATTTGCATCCAGACGTTTATTCATCTGGGCAACTGCCGCATCCATGCTGTTCTGTGTGTCTTTCATGGCAGACGTTGCAGCAGTTACCTTTTCACCCATCCGGTTCTCTGTTTCTGAGAGTTCCTCTGCCATTTTCTGATGGGTCTGCGAAAGTTCCTCACTCATTGCTGACTTCGTATTGGCAAGGTCTGTGTGCATTCCTTCCACATCTTCTGCCACATCCGTTTCCAGACGGTGCATCTGGGCATTGAAATGACTGCACCTTGCCCAGTAGTGCTCGTTTGTGAGCAGCGTACCGGCGGGAACATCATACCGGCTGATATAGCCATCCCCTGTTTCCGGGTCAAGGACGATCATCAGCGGTTCATAACTTCTCGCCTTATCCCAGTCTCCCTCATGACGGGGAATGACTCTCTTTCCAAGAAATTCTCCCATTATATCTCCTTCCTGCCGGATTTCCGGCATCATTGTTCCTTTTCTTCTCCATACTGGATGACCAGCTGTGATTCTTCATCCAAAGAAAACACCAGACCCAGATCATCCCAGGACTGAAAATTCAGATAGCCGTTTCCGTCAATAGAACTGTTGACCATCTTGTCATACACATCTGCTGCCACTTTTTCCATCGTACTGGAATAAGAGCCCTTCATCAGACCCAGTTCATCGTCCGACTCCATGACGAGATATCCATCCTCAGAAATATAGAAGCCTTGAATGCCAGACATCGTTGCATCCACGCACTGCTTATAGGTCAGCGTTGCAATCTTCCGGTTCGTGATTGCTGCCCGTGCCACGTTCAGGGTCAGGTTGAACATTCCCAGTACATCCCCATCATCAGAAAGAAGGTAAATGTCAATTGGAAAACGGCCATACACTTCCGTCATAAAAGAAGTGACGGTCAGGATGATCGTACCGGAATCCACAAACACAAGCTCCGGTCTGGATTCGCTGGAATACTGGAACACCGCTCCATCTGGCCTTGTACCCGAATAGCTGACGATGGTACCTTCCTGCACAACATATTCCACCGAATTCTGATATAGTCGACATCTGACTTTTCGTGCCTGATTGTCAAACTGTTTGACCGGAATCTGCACCGGGATCAGATTTTCCGTGAAGGACAGTTCAATCTCCTGAAAGATCCGGACTGGTTTCGCTGTTGTCGCTGCCATCTCCTGTGCTTCCTGTGTCTGTGTTTCCACTATCTGTTTCCTCCTTACTGCCATCGCTTTCGCCTCCTCCCTGCCCGGTGTTGTCCGGTCCTTCTGGTTCTACTGGTTTCTCTGGATCTTTTGGGTCTTCTGGCTCATATCCAACAATTTGCCAGTTTTCTCCATCCCACAGCTTCAGCCGCAGATTCTTCTTATCGACCCACAATGCATCGTTCCCCGGCTCCTCTGGTGCGGTTTCCGATACTGGGATACTCGGCTGATACTTTTTATCCAGTTCTTTTTCGACATCTTCCGACAGCTTCTTTGCCACGCTGTATCTCTCATCCAATTCCTTTTGCAGTGCTTCCGAGAGTGTCGTGACATTTCCATACCGTCTATCCAATTCCTCAGCCAGTTCTTTGGATAACTTCTTTGCAGTTTCATACCGCTGATCCAGCTGCTCTTGGAGTTCGGAAGAAAGCGCTGTTGCCGTCTTATACCGATCATCCAGTTCTTTCAGCAGTTCCTCGGAAAGCTCCGTAGCTTTCTTGTAGCGGTCATCCAACTCCTTGAGAGTCTGTTCCAACAGGATCGCTGTCTGGACTGCGGTGTCATCGGATTCCCATCCGTAGCCCCACGTCTTACCGCCGTCTGTGGATACAAATAATCCAGCAGGGCTGTTCTTCCACGCAACTGTTGACTGTTTCAGGGATGCAGCATTAAAAGCATACCGGATTGTATTGCCTTTGCTGTCCGTCTCATTCTTATAATGAAGACCAAATAGTGCAGCAAAAAGCGCACCGTCATAAATGATAGACGCTGTGATTCCACCGACCTGCTCCCCAACTGCAGTCTCCGCACGGACAGCAGTGTCGTAGGCAATCGTTGCTGTATTCCGGATGCTGTTGAGCGAACCGGTCAGAGAAGAATTCCGGCTGCTGACCGTTGAGTTTGAGAGCGTAATGCTGTTATAGCGTTCCAGCAGCGCATCATACTCAGTCTCGGTGACTTTGGAACTGACTTCGATTCCCAGCTTTGAGATAAATACATGGACCGTATCACAGAGGGAAACACGCTCCGCTTCCACGATGTCCTCATACCCCGGCGTATTCCAGAGCTGTAAAAAGTCGATTTTGATGTCGATCTCCGGCTCCGTTAAGTCTGTGGTGTCGATATAGTTCTGTGCGTATTCCCGAAGTGCCGATTCGCTCGGCTTTTCCTGAAAATTGCTGGTACAGTCCAGCACGGTGATCTTCTGGTAAGGGATCGACCGTTTGCTTTGCAGCACCACCTTCTCCGGCAGCTCCATGACCGCCTGGGTTTCGTTGTCTACCCAGTACGGATGCACACCAGTGATCGTGTTCTCGATGGATTTTTCCATCCTGAAATCCGTCAGATTCTTGCCGTAGATGATGTGGACGTTATGGTCGGCACCTCTTGCCTTATGGAACCTGACCGTGTACCGGTCCCACTCGAATTCACCGCCAAAAACATCCAGAACTGACCCGGCCATACCTCCAAGGCAGTTTCGGAAGGAGGATGGAACTCCCAGCGTAAAGGTTGCACTGGATTCCACATCTGTCCAGACCTCAAATGGACAATCCGAAGCCGCATGGCTTTTCAGTCCCTGCATTGCCCCGACACATCCGGTCACTGAAAATGGTGATACCGTGATAAAGTTGAGCTGGTAGGAAATGTGCCGCGCCTGCACTTCCAACTTCCCATCGATTGGGGTCGTGATCTTATAAATGCGGAACGGCTGAGACTGCATGGTATCAGATGGCTTGGCAAGGATGATATTCCCCTCCTCCAGCATCTCTGCATGGATGCCATCTGCCGGACAGACCAGCTTCAGCTCATAGCTTCCGTTTTTCTTTTCCGTCACGGTACAGGACTGTGCATCTGCCAGTTTTCCGATGCCGTTATGGTCAAATTTCATTTCTCTGGAATCATATAAACATGGGATCACTGGCTGCACCTCCCTCTTACAGCGTCCACCAGCGAGGAGTCACCTCCACCGCCGTGATACCGCCTGTCCATGTGATCTGTGTCTTTCCCTCCGGCAGTTCCGGGAAGTCATCCGAAAGGATGGTTTCATTGCAGAAGCCGGAAGCGTTGTAAGCGTTGTGCGTCTCACAGTTGAGCAGCACGTAGTCCTTGATGCTATAGATGGTGATTTTCTCCTCACCCACATACAGCTCGCCACCCGAATCTCCGTAGACCTTGAAGATGGGCTGTGCTGGGAAAGCAAAAGGATTTTTGAGCGTTGCTCTACTCTCCAGCCGGATGCTCCTCTGCCCATCCACGCTCCACCGCTGGGGCTTACAGTTGAATGTCAGCCCCATCTCGGCGGCTTTCTGGGCAGTGACATCAAAGGCAAGGGCATCCTTGCAGACTGCCATCCGGAAGAAATCTGGATCATAGGTGTCCTGCAACTTCTGATATCCAATCGGAGATAACAGCCACGCCTTGACCGCTGCTGTCTTGGCTGGCAGACCGTTGAAGAAAAATGCCTTATACTTGATATCCACGTTCTGATATCTGCGTCTGCCTGTCCTCGCATTCTCGGTGATGATGTCCCCGTTCCTGCCGGGTACGGAGGTGCTCTCCACATCCGCAGCCGGGGAATCATACACACCGGGACCAGACAAATATAAAAGGAAGTCTTTGCTGGACTTCCCGGCAAAGGACAGATACTGTCTGGCGTATCTGCCTTTGAGCTGAAACTGTGATACTGTCTGCTTTGGGGTGTTATAGCCCATACACATCTACCTCCTTTATTTGAAGACCGAATCATCTTCGTGGATCATGCCGTTGATCTTATCGGCAACGGTCTGTGCCAGTTCATCATCGTTCCGGGCATTATAACCGTTAACTGTGATATACACACCGCCTAGGTTCGTCGTCCGGGTCGTACCGCCTCCGGCTAAAGCCGCCTGCGGGAAGTTCCAGCCAGAGCCATCGAAGTGCGGCAGGGTCAGTTCTGGCAGGCTGAAGGAACTGATGCCCTCCATTCCCTGCTGTACCTTTGCTGCCATCGACCTGATCTGACTAATCAGTCCACCCTCGCCTTTCTTGATGCCGCCAGTCAGCAGCTTCATGAAATCTGGCATATAGGTGTCGGCATCAGACAACGGGCCCTCGTCCGGCACCGAGAAGTGCAGGAACGAGCGGATTCCTTTTGCAACGCTCTTCACCGCGCTGCCGACCCAACTGACGCCCTTCTTGATGCCTCCTGCAATACCGCCAACAATGTCCTTTCCCCAGCTGACTGCCGAGGAAGCCACGTTCTTGATACCGCCCCAGATGGACGATGCCACGTTGCCAATAGCAGAAGCCGCATTGGAGATACCGTTCTTGATGGCCGACACACCCTTAGAGAACACCGACGTGACCTTGTTCCAGATATTTGTGACACCCTCGCGGAAGCCATCGCAGTTTTTCCAGAGAGCGGTCAGTCCAAGACCGATGCCGCCAACGGCTGCCACTGCGATACCTGCCGGACCCGCCAAGCCAGCAAGTGCTGTGCCTGCGGATGCTAGGAAACCACCTGCGGAGCTTGCTACGCCTGCAAGAGCCGTACCCGCACCTGCCGCCAGACCAGATACGGTCGTACCGACAGAACCGAGCAAACCAGAAAGTGTTGTCCCGACTGTACCGGCAATACCGCCCAGCGAAGAACCGATAGACGATACGATACCGGAAAGACTGCCGCCTAAGCCGCCGATCTTCGACACTACACCGGAAAGCAGCCCGCCCAGATTCGACAGGATTCCCCCACCGCTGGAACCAAGGCTTCCCAGCTTCGAGATGATGCCGGAGATTCCCTCTCCCAGACCACCCATTTTGGAGGTCAGCCCGGAGATCAGATTACCAAACTTTGACACGATCTGTCCGCCATCTGCACTGCCGATCTTCGACAGGAAATTTCCGATGTTGGACAGCAGACCACCACCGTTCTCTGTACCGAGGACATTGCCGAGGTTCTGCATCGTATTTCCGAGATTTCCGATGGTGTTCTTCATGGAGCCGAGCTTGTCCACAAGACCCGTGACCGTATTGACTGTGTCACCAACCTTGCTGATGCCGTTGCCCAGGCTCTTTAGGAAATCCGAGTTGAAGGTATCGCCAAGGCTGCGGATCGCATTCCCAAGGGAACTGGTCTGAGAACTCAGCTCTCCAATGGAATCCTTCATATCCGCAAAACTCTGCTTCACTTCATCGCTCATACCGCCGACTGCGGTTTTGGTGATGCCCTGCAAGTCTGTCCAGAGCTGCTGGAACTGTGTCTTCAGCCCGGAAAGTCCGGTCATCAGCTGGGACTGGATACCACTGCCCACATCCCTTGCCGCACTTCCGATACCGCTCTGGCTTCTCTTGATCGTGGTAGCAAAACTGCCGACCACAGAATCCATCCAGTCGCCCAGAGAATCCACCGGGGTTGTGAGGTTGCTGCTCATAGACCCGGCAAACCCCTGTACGGCTTTCACCACCGACTTGACATTTTTCTTAATACCAGTTGCCAACAGCTTCATGAAGTCGGGCATATAGGTATCTGCATCGGACAGAGGTCCTTCATCTGGTACAGAGAAATGCAGCAGACTTCTGACCCTGCTTGCGACATTTTCTGCCGCCGCAATCACGGAACTGGCTGCTGCCCGGACACCTGCCGCCATCTGGGAACAGATATCTGCGCCCCAGCGGTATGCCGAAGAAGCAATCGAACCAAGCGAGTTAAAACTGCTCCTGATATTTGCAACACCGGAGGAAACCGTGCTGCGCAGGCTGGACATTGCCGAAGACACCGTGGACTTGATGCTGTTGAAGGCAGAGGTCGTGGTGGATTTCAGTGTGTTCCAGCCGCTTGTGACCGTACTGCGGACAGCCGTGACAGAAGAAGTCGTAAGAGACTTGATACTGTTCCACGCCGTCGTAATGACCGTCTTGATACCATTCCAGCTGGTGTTCGTCAGAGTTTTCACTGCGTTCCATGCGCTGGTCATGGAGGATTTTACAGAAGCGGTCGCCGAGGTGGTAAGGGATTTAATCCCGTTCCACGCTGTGGTAATGACCGTTTTAATACCGTTCCAGCTAGTCGTTGTCAGTGACTTCACGGCATTCCATGCACTGGTCATGGACGTTTTCACTGCTGCTGTCGCAGAGGTCACATTGGATTTCACCGCCGAGAAGCCGTTCTGGATACTGGACTTGATGGTATTCCATGTGCTGGCGGTACTGGTCGTAATGGAACTCCATGCGGATCTCATTGCGGCACTCACACCTGTCGTTCCGGTCTTCACCGTCTGGCTGATGGCCGACCAGCTCTTACTGTATGCCTGTTCCACTCCCCTCATGGAGTTGGTGATGGAGGTAGACAGCGTGGTGGACAGGTTTTCTGCCGCCGCAGTTACAAGGCTGGTGTTGGTCGTGATGCCGTTTGCCAGTCCCTGCATGAAGTCCGGCATCCAGCTTTCCATATCTGCCAGAGGCCCCTCATCCGGCACAGAGAAGTGCAGGAAGGAACGGATACGGTCCGCCACTCCCGATACGGCACTTGCCACATCCTGAATCCTCGACTGGATACCCGACACAATGTTGCCGATCATGTCAGAGCCCCACGAGAATGCCTGTCCAGCCAGACCCTTGATAAAGGAAACTGCACTGTTAAAGCCGTTCATGATGGTGGTCTTGATACCGGAGATCGTAGAGGAAATCCCGGATTTCATGGAGTTAAAAGCTGTGGTCGCCGCACTTTTGATGCTGTTACTGAGGGACGATACTGTGGATTTCATGGCATTCCAGCCGGAAGAAACCACCGATTTGATGCCATTTACCACACCGGAGATCTTGCTGCTGATGGCAGTCCAGATAGAAGAAACCGTGGACCGAATCGCAGAAAGGACAGTCGAAATGACCGTCTTGATCGCATTCCATGCCGTGCTCATCCGGGTCTGAATGCCAGTCAGCAGCGGAGACAGGAACGATACAATGACATTCCATACCGTCGTCACTGCAGTCTGGATTGCTGTCAGCACCGTAGAGATAGCTGTCTGAATCGCTGACCAAACTGTAGAGAAAGTCGTCTGCAATCTAGTCAACATCTGAGTCACAAAAGCGACGATGGCGTTCCAGATGGAAGTGATCTTCGTCTGGATCGCGGTCAGTACTGCGCCGATCAGGATCTGGATTGCCTGCCAGATGGTCTCAAACAGATATTTGAACGCATCCAGCAGAGGTTTCATGGTGCTGTAGATGCCATTCCACACCGAAGTGATGGTGGTGCTGATGGTGTTCATGACCGTAGAGATCGCGGTCGAGATTGCCGTCCACACAGTTATCACTGTGGTATGGATCGTATTCAGCACGGAAGAAACTGCTGTAGAAATGGCAGTCCAGATGGTGCTGAAAGTCGTCTGGATACTCGCAAGGACAGTCGTAAAGAAGCTCGAAACTGCAGTGAACACAGTCGTTGCCACTGACTGGATAGCAGAAACTGTGTTTGAAAAGAAGCTGCTGATTCCACTCCACACGGTCTCGAAGAAGCTCTTGATACTGCCCCAGACCGTCTGCCAGTCCGTACCGAACAGACCAAGGAACACATCCAGTGCGCTCTTTAATGCGGTGAGCGTTGTGGAAAATACAGACTTCACACCTTCCCAGATGCTGGAGAAGATACCTTTCACCGCTTCCCATGCACCGCTCCAGTTGCCGGAGAACACATTGGAAAAGACATCAAACAGACCCAGTAAGGTATCCAGAACGACACCGAGGATGGTAGAAATATTCTGGAATGCGCCCTCAAACAGCGGTGCAAGCACCTGACAGAAGCCATCCCAGACTGTTTTCAGTACCTCAGTGACATCCTTAAAATCAAAGCCCAGCCCGTTGATCCGCTGTGTCAGCTGGTCACAGAAGCCTTTTACCTTGGAAACAATGTCGTTCCAGATGCCGGTAATGGCAGTACGGAACTCCTCGTTGGTGTTCCAGAGGTTCATAAAAGCCGCCACCAGCGTACCGATGACCGCCACTACTGCTACGACCGGGCCGGACAGACCACCCAGAACCACACCCAGCTTGCTGAACACACCGCTGGCACTGCCCACATGGGTGATGAGAAGCCGGACACCCTTTGCAAGAGAACTGAATCCCCGCATCGCTGTGCCAACGGTCGATATGGTCTTACCCAGTACAATAAGCAGCGGACCAATGGATGCCGCCAGAAGCCCGATCTTGATGATCGTTTCCCTGGTACTTTCATCCATACTGTTGAGCTTGTCCACGAACTGTTGCACGGCAGATACGATCTTGCGGATGGTGGGCATCAGGATATCGCCAAAAGAAATAGCCAGCTCCTCCAGCTGAGATTTCAGGATGGTGAGCTGACCATTTAAATTGTCCTGCATGGTCTCTGCCATGCTCTCGGATGCACCATCGCAGTTTTCAATGGCACCACGCAGTTTGTTGATGTCCGTCTCGCTGGAATTCATCAGGGCAAGGAAGCCGGACATGGCATTCTTGCCGACCAGTGCCTCTGCGTTGGCAGCTTTCTCAGATTCCGACAACCCGGAGAATGCCACACGGCAGTCCGCAAGGATGTCGTTCAGGCTTCTCATGCTGCCATCTGCGTTGCTGGTCGCAATCGTGACCTCACCGATGTTTTTACCAACAAAGGTTACTTCACCGGAAAGGTTGTTCATGATGGTACGAAGGGAAGTACCAGCCTGAGAAGCCTTGATACCACTGTTTGCCATCAGACCGATGGCTTCTGCGGTATCCTCTGCCGAGAACCCAAGCGCACCGGCGATAGGCGCACAGTACTTGAACGTCTCGCCCATCATGGAGACATTGGTGTTCGCATTGGAAGAAGCGGCTGCAAGGATATCTGCAAAATGCCCAGAATCCGCAGCGGATAAGCCGAATGCGGTAAGGGCATCTGTGACGATATCCGAAGTCGTGGCGAGGTCTTCACCGGATGCCGCCGCGAGGTTCATGATACCTTCGATACCATTCAGCATATCCCCCGTTTTCCATCCGGCCATGGCCATGTACTCCATCGCCGAGGCCGCCTCGGATGCGGAGAACTTTGTCTTTGCACCCATTTCACGGGCTTTTGCACGAAGCTGGTCGAAGTCATCCCCAGTCGCACCGGAAATGGCAGAAACCTTGCTCATCTCGGAATCGAAGTCGGCTGCGGTCTTCACTGCGGCAGTGCCAAGACCCGTTACAGCGGCAGTCACCGGCAGGAACTTCTTACCGACATTCTCCACAGAAGATCCAATGTTCTGGAGCTTTTCTCCGGCTTCATCGATCTTGGCAAGGGTCGCATTCGTGGTCGCCGCCTGGTCCTGTAAGGATCGCAGATTCTGTTCGGTCTCCACGATTTCACGCTGGAGGGCATCGTACTGCTGCTGGGTGATCTCACCGTTGGCAAGCTGCTCATTCGCCTGCTGTGCGGCAGTTTTCAGAGTTGCCAGCTTTTCCTTGGTGGCTTCAATGGCATCCTTGAGCATCTTCTGCTTCTGGACGACCAGTTCTGTATTGGAGGGGTCCAGCTTCAGGAGTTTGTTGACATCCTTCAGTCCGGACTGCGTCCCCTTGATAGACTTGTTTACACTTTCCAGTGCTTTGGAGAGCTTTGTGGTATCGCCGCCAATCTCGACGGTGATGCCCTGGATTCTGGATGCCATTTGCGTAACCACCTCCTATTACAGGCATGAAAAAAGCCCCGCCTGCGTTGAAGCAAGTAGGGCAAAAGTGAAATATGAAATGCTAAACTTGAAATTTCTACTATGTTTTCGTCTGAGAAATTTCAAGTTTATGCATTTTTGTGAAATTGTTTCCTGTAAGAAATTTCATAAAAAGCCATTTTTTTTGAAATTTCCAAAGCAAGATGAGCCATGAATTTTCATTTTCCACCAATTCGCATGTAGCCAATCCGAAAAACGGGTATAAAAATACCCCTGCCAGATTTCTCCGACAAGGGTATATTATCAGTTGTTATTTTTTTTCTTTTTTGCTTTGGCTGCTTTTAGGATATCCACAAGATTGTCTCCGTTCAGAACATCCGGGTAATCCTCCTGAAACTCCAGCAAAATATCCTTGTTCTGCATTTCATCTTCACGGATTTTCTCATATAGTGTCGAAAAATCCGGCGTTTGGTAAACTGCCTCGATGAAGGTTCTCGATGATTCCGGTAAGTTCTCATACCCCTCATACAATTCATCTGCAGCTCGTTTGATGCTATCTAAGCTAATTTCTTTTTTAGCATTCTTTTGCTCAATAAGAATTCCTACAACATCTGACAGATCATTTTTATACTGTCTGCCTGCCATTAACTTCATTACAACCAAATATTCTGCTGATACAGTCCGGATTCTTAAAACATTTGAGAATGTCTTATAATACTGCGAATACTGGATCAATTTGGGCGTATAAGATGCTGTTTTCATGAAGTCTGTGTTTAACCATCCATTTGGAAGGCCCATCCGGTCTCCAACATGGTTAATGGCATCTTTCATAGAGGATGATGCCTGTATAATTGCATCCATATCGTATGTCATCTCACGAAAGCCATAATTGATGAGTACCGCTGCACCACCAATCAAAATAATTTCAGCGGGCATTCGTGATCCATTCATTTTCCTAAATTCTTTCGATAATTCTTTCAGATACCCATCCAAATTATCTTTTGTAAATGGTACTTCAGACAAGGTTTCTTACCTCGCTTTCTACAATATTAAACCTCATAAACTCAGGAATTGCCCTTTTTCTTGCCTCTATTTTTACAGTCTCACTATGCATAACCGCAGCCTGAATCAGCACACTTGAAGGATACACCACCTGTGCCAATTTATGTCTACGTATATCGTTATAATTCGTACACATAGGAAGGTCATTAATCTTCGACAAATAATCAATCATTCCCAGCAAATACAAGGATTCTGGATACCACATCTTTTTATAAAGACTTCGGATTGTATCTTTTTCCAAAGTATTAATAATAAAATCAATGTCACCCATATCCTTTACATGATGGCAAGTGTTGCTTTTGAAAGTCTCAAAAGAACTACGGTATTCTGCATTTTGCACCATTTCCTGCTTATCTGCTTCCAATAAAGCATCAACTGTAACATTTAACGCTTTTGCTATTTTATATAATGTTCCAGCTGAACATTTTTCCATCGAAGTTTTTCCACTGCAAATGTCCGATATTGTGGCTTGTGCAACACCACTTGTTTTACTCAACTTATAGCGACTCATTTTGGCTTCCCTAAGAAGTTCATCAATAATCATGTATCATCAACTCCTTCCTCTTATATTATATCGGTGTACCGAAGTATAGTCAAGGGTATTTTACAAAAGAACTTCTATATATCTGCGGATCACATTATCGACCCGAAACAGCTTTGCATATTCCATGAGTCGATTCAGATCTTTGTCCCTTCTGGAAACATACGTCTTCAGAACGGAATTGAAATCCTGTGCTTCAATACTGCTCCGGCTTCTCATCAGATCACAAATCGTCCGTTCCAGATTATACATTGGAATCATATTTCCGTCGTTGTCTTTCACAATGATCTTTCCGACATCCAGTAATTCCCGTTTTACCGTATATACTTTACAACTTCCATCCGCTATAAGCCGATGTGTATTGTAACCACTATATATTGTAAGTGTATGAACAAACGGTTCTCTGTCCGTCAGGTCATGATAATAAAAAGCCTCATCATGTGAAAAAACAGCATTTGCACATCGCTTATGAAGCACATACAGTTCATCTACCCAATCCAATCCCGTAGAATAAACGCCACGGCTGACCGGCTCCAATCCGTTCTCTCGGACATATTTGTAAAACTTAAATTTTGAAACTCCAGATTTTTCCGCAATTTTCGGTGTAATATAATCATAATTTTGAACCAATCTTGTCATCTCATCCACAGAATCACCATCCTTCCGTGCTTATATTGTAATCGAAATAAGCACGGAAGTCGAGCTTTATTCTGTTAAAAGACATCCATGTCGTGTTGAGAAGCCAGCTCTTTGTACGGATAATCGTCGTTCTGCCGCTCCGTGAACATATCATTGACCAACCCGATGGTCAGCAGGTCGAGGTCGGCGATGCTGATACCGAGCTGTACACAGCGCAGCAGAAAGAGCGGGGTGGTCATTTCCCGCTCACTTTTTCGAGGTTTTTTCTGGATTCCACCTCCGTCTGCACATTCAGGCCCCACAGTTCGATCAGCTGGGGTAGGATCTGATAAATGGAGAAGGTATTGAACTGGTCCAGGAACTCCTCCGGGCTGTCCGGCACATTCGCAGGGTCAGCATGACGGGCCATCAGCCATGCCAGGTCCTCGAACATTTCCAGACTGAACAGGTCGAGGTTTGAACTATCCTCATCATTCTCTCCCACGCTCTTTTCCAGCTGGCGCAGGTCCTTGTAGATGTCACGGCCGAACTTGATGCGGTACAGGCGCGGCACGGCGGCACTTGCCTTAAAAGTGACTTCCTTGCCATCGATCTCGATTTTCTTTGTAACTGCCATAATCGTAATCCTCCAAAATTTTCATGTAAAATTGGCAGAGCCAAAGCCCTGCCGTATATCGTGTTTCTTACTCTGCCGGGTCAATGCTGACCAGTGCATTACCGCCACTCACAGTAGGCAGCTTTCCATCCCACTTCTGGATCTTCTGGTACTCGATCAGCGTATCGGACAGACTTTCTGCCAGTTTACGGTTTGCCTCGGCCTGTGCTTCTGCGGCAATGGAAGTCTTCTGGGCTTCCGCCTCTGCATTGGTAATTGCCACCTGCTTATCCGCTTCTGCCTTGGCAATGGCGGCTTCATTCTCGATCTTCTGCTTATCTGCGTTCTGCTGTGCAATGGACTTCTGCTGGATGGCTTCGTTATAGGCATCCTCGAAATTCATGTCGTTGATGACGACCTTGTTTACGAACACAACATCCTCACCATATTTCTGCACAAGGGATTCTGCCAGCTTCTGCTGTGCCAGAGGTTCGATCTTGGTGCGGTTCGTCACCTCATTGGGGCCAAGTTCGGCCATCGCAGACTTGATTGCCGATGCCACCAGCTCATCACCGACCAGATTCTTGATGTCGGACACATTCGCATACAGCCATGCACTCTTCTCAGGAAGCACCTGATAAGTCACGATGACATCAGCGGCATACACAGGGGTCTTGTCGGAGGCTTCGCCCCAGACCTGTGCTTCGATGTGCTTATCCTGCTGCTTGTTGTTGACCTTGTGGATGCTCTGCACAAAAGGAATGCAGAAGTTGAGCTTACCGCTTTGGATGGTGGTCTCCTGGATCTGGCCAAAGCTGGTCTTCACGCCCGTGTATCCGGTGGGGATGATGTGGAACGAGCAGACAGCCAGCACCAGAACGATAATCACTGCGAACAAAGGAAAAATCTTCTTCATAATCGTATACCTCTTTATAATAATGTAAGCAGAGCCGAAGCCCTGCAGTGTGTGTCGGTCACTTAGCCCTGCGGCTCCTCGGTGTGGCTGGTGTCTTCGGTGTCCACAGCTTCCGCCTGCGGCTCGTAGACCGCATCATACCACTTGTTATAGACATCATCGGTGGTGTTGGTGCCGGTCTTTGCCTTGACATAACCGTTTGCCAGAGGGGTTGCCTGCAGGTTCAGGGTGTCCGTCTTGACTTCCTTACTGTCCTCATTGGTCTCACCCTCGATGGACGGACGGCTTGCCACACAGTTGTACAGCACATGACGGATGTGGCGCTGGTCGCCATCGAACTCGAACAGGAAGGCGAAATGCTCCAGTTCCACATTGGCGTTCTCAGCAAGCACGCCGTTGCCATCCAGCTCCTCGTGCATGATGTCCGTAAGGAAGCTCTCCGGGATCAGCGCGATCTCCAGATCACCCTCGTAGCCGGAGTTGTTATTCACGACATAGTAGGCGATGTTGTCCGCATAGAACGGCTCGATCTCGCCATTGGCATCCATAGAAAGACTGACTGCACCGGGGATGCGGACCGGCTTTGCATAGGTGACACTGCCATCTTCGTCAAAGGTTGCCTTGGCATAATGGCAGTTTTTCAGGCCAAATTTGACCTTATTGCTTTGCTTCGACATAGATTATTCCTCCTATCGCCCTGCGGCCGGCTTATACGGTCAGCTCATACAGGACTTCATACATCTTTTCGGTTTCGATCCAGACCTCACTTTTCTCATAGTAGAGTTCGTGTGCGGTCAGGACTTCTTCAATATTTGCTTCCATATCCGGGTCTTTGTAATCGGTGTACACCTCGATGTCCAGCCGGTTGAAATGGTGGTACACAAGATTATCCGCGCCAAAGTTCTCAGCTTTCGGATACAAGAAACAGATAAACGGTGGATCAGGACTCTCCCCTTCTGCGAAATGGTCATACGCATAAGGAAGTCCCATCTCTTCCACCAGAGCTTTCACTTCTTCGTGGGTCATTGGTTCCTCCTTACTTTAGTGCCTTTTCGATCAGGGACTGGAGCTGCTCGATGCCGGCCTGTTCAGCCGGAGCAATATGGGGTCTTCCTGCCACACGACCGCCGCCGCGTTTGGCATGACCTTTTTCCAGCAGATGTGCCAGCTGGTAGCGGTTCTTGGAATGCACCACCATCTGAAGGCTCTGACTGGATTCGGACTGCTTGGTCGCCACCCAGCTCCCTTTGTACGCGCCTGTCCGGGACGGTGCATTGGCCGAAATCTGGTCTTTGACCGTTTTCGCAGATTTTCGGACTGCCTTCTTGACCTCGGTGGAGGCAAGCGTTGCATACTCTTTCAGACCTTCGTTGATGGCATCTGCCATCTCATCGATGCTGACGGTTCTGCTCATCCGGCTGCCTCCTTTCCAGTCTGCAATGAATCTTCAGGATCTTTTTCTGATAGTTCATCGGGTCAACGGATTCGATATTGTAGAGCTGCTCCCGGAAGCGGATGCGGTAACCTGTTGATGTGAGATTTCTGGTCTCACTGCACCAGCGAACCGTAAACACCACGCTCTTCTGTTCGGCTGTGACCTTCCCCTCTTCTTCCTGCGCCTGATAGGTCGAAGCGTAGGCAAAGCAGGTGAAATAATCCTCCCATGTGTTCCGATGGTTACCGACCTTATCGGTCACGACCGTGCTTTTCTCGATCGTGATCCGCTCATTCAGCTTTTCGATCATCAGAACACCCCCTCCCTCACAGCAAACAGAATGGAACGAAGCGTCAGCATCAGCTGGTGATGGTCAGCTTCGTCCCGGTGCTCATAGAGATACCCCAGTGCATACAGAATCGCCACACGGCAGGTGCTGCGCAGGGCTTCCAGTTCCCTTGTGGGCTGTACTCCGTTCTCGGCATCCCGGTCAGCGGCATTGACTGCCTCCCACTGGTCTTCCGATAAACGGCCCACGTCCTTACACATCTGCTCCGCAGAAGATAAAAGGATGCCGATCAGGGCATCCTCATCACTGCTGTCCACGCGGAGATAGGTCTTCGCTTCGTAAAGCGGGATCAGTGCCATAACCGGCTCCTCCTTTCCGGGCTTTCTTAGCCCTGCGGTGCCATCTGCAGAAGCTGTACGGCTTCGGGCAGGATCAGCTTGCCATCCACACGCTGGGTGGTCAGGAAACCGACCTGATCAGTACGGGCATACAGCTCGTTCAGACGGCGGAAGGTGCGGTTCTGGCGGTCAGCCACCCAGTAGTAGCTGTAATCACCGAAAGCCATGACCTTGCTGCCGCCCTTGATCTCCGGCATGAAGGCAGAAGTCTTCAGCGGCCGGTTCAGCAGGGTATCAGGCTTACCGATCTCCAGACCCGGTTTCCAGATATAGTTGCCGTTGTTGTCCTTGACGGTCATCAGCTGCAGCACCAGGGCTTCGTTGCAGAGGAACTGTGCCTTCTTGCGGTACGGAGCCTTCAATGCATAGTAGAGCTTGAAGATCTCATCGAAGGTAACGGCATCCTTCTGGGCAGCGGTCACACCGACCTTGGCACCGCCAGTCTCAGCCAGCAGACCCAGAGGCTTGCCCACACCGTCACCGGTGATAAAGGCGCGCTCCTCTGCGTTGCCCATACGCACACCGAAACGGCGGGCAATATAGGTGGCAAGGTCGAATGCGGAGTCGTTCAGCAGCTCATTGGAGATCTTGATCATAGTGCCCAGCTTGTACGCAGACAGCATGGTCTGACCGAAGGTGGTATCGCTCTCCGGGATCTCCTCACCCTCATCGATCCAGCTTGCCTCACCGGTATCCTCTGCAATGGGGATCTTTCGGGTGCCGGAGCTGGTGCGGATGACGGTTGCCAGACCACGGAAGATGTTGTTCTCCTCCAGTGCCTCCACCAGCTTCTTCTCGAACTCATCGGGAACGGTAAAGCCGCCCTCAGTGTCCTCACCCACAGACAGGGCATTGCGGACCTCGCCGTAATGGCCACGGTTGCGGATCATGTTCCAGAAGTTCTCGGCATACTCGGCAGTGGCGGTCGGCTTGACATCCTTCTTGGCACCGTTCTTCGGGTCAGCGTGGACAGGACTGGAAGTCGGTGCGGACAGCTGTGCCTCAATCTGTGCCTGTTGCTCCAGACGCTCGATCTCTGCACCCAGGTCCTTGACCTCCTGTGCCATCTTGTTGTACTGCTCCACGGCTTCAGCCTTAACCAGACCGTTCTCGCCGCGGTTCTTCTCCAGAAAGTCCTTGGTCTGCTCCCAGAGAGTGTTGCGCTTGGTGCGCAGTTCCAGAATCTTACTCATAGTGTTTTTCCTCCATAGATTGATTTGTGGTGATATGAAAAACAGCCTGAATGCACATCACTTCATGCACTCAAGCTGCTTCATCAGGATATTGTAGGGGATACTGCCATCCTCGGTCTTGCCGTCCATGTCAAGGACAGGGCCGGAATTAGCAGGTGGTTCTGCCGGAGGGGTCGGCTCTGCGGACGGTTTCGGGTTAGTAGGCGGCTCCTTCGGCTCAGTGTGTTTCTGTCCCACATCTTCCGGCTTCACACCCAGACGGTTCAGAACGATTAAATCCATCTGACGGCTGGAGAAAAGGTGCCCTGCCGTATCCTTCTGGAACGGCTTCTTTTCTTCGCCCTCGCCCGGTTCACTGTCGGGGTCTTCTTCCGGATTCTCCGGGTCTGCCGGGTCACTGTCTGGCTCCTCCTCTTTCTTTGCAAAGAGGATCTCGTCTGCAAATCCCAGTTCTACCGCCTTCTTCGCATTCATCCAGGTCTCATTGCTCATGAGGTTGGCAATGCGGGCGTGGCTGAGACCGCTCTTTGCAGCATAGGCATTGATGATGCTCTCCTTGACTTCGGTCAGCACCTCGATGGCTTTCTCCATGTCCTTGGTATTGCCCATCGCAACGGTGCTGGGGTCATGGATCATCAGCATGGCAACAGGACTCATCTGGACAGTATCACCGGCCATTGCCACAACGGATGCTGCCGAAGCTGCAATTGCATCGATCTTGACCGTGATGCTTCCCTTGTAGTCCTTCAGCATGGTATAGATCTCGGCAGCGGCGAACACATTCCCGCCCGGAGAGTTGATCCAGACGGTCACATCCCCCTCACCGGATTCCAGCTCATCCCGGAACATCTGCGGCGTGATCTCATCGCCCCAGAATGATTCCTCATCGATGGGGCCTTCCAGCCGGAGGATTCTGGTATCGTCACTGTTTTTAATCCAGTTCCAGAATTTCTTCATCGGGTTCTCCTTCCATTTTTCCGTGGCTTACTCTCACTCAGCCGGTTATCGCTGTCAGGTTCTTCTTCCGGGTCAGGCTGTGTTTCTTTCGGCTGATTCTGCTGGACTGCGGCAGCTTTATTCTGCTGCGCCACGCCTACATCTTTCAGCTTCACATAGCCGCCGTTCAGATAGTAGTCATCTCCACCTTCCTCTGCCGGGATCAGGTCCATGTTCTCCAGACGATGCACATCATTCGGAGAGAGAAAGCCGTTGCTGATGCCGGTCGCATAGCCGTTCATCCGGCTCTGGTAGTCGCCACGGAGCAGACCATCCACATTGAATTTTGGGAAGTAGGTATCCTGCTCCTCTTCCAGCAGCAGGTCCTTGATGATACCCTGTTCGATGCGGACAAGCCACGGGGTCAGGGAATGCATCACGAAGTTCAGCGACTGGTATTCAATGTTAGAAAAGGTAGCTCTGGACAGATCGGCTACCAGATGCGGAGGCACACGGAAGATGCGGCAGATCTCCGTCACGGAAAACTGCTTCGTCTCCAAAAACTGGCTGTCCTCCGGTGGCAGAGAGATCGGTTTGTAGGCCATGCCCTCTTCCAGCACAGCCACACGATGGGCATTGGCTGCACCGCCATAAGCCGCTTCCCAGCTATCCCGGATACGGTTCGGGTCTTTCACAACGCCGGGATGCTCCAGCACACCACTGGGCTGAGCGCCGTTCTTGAAGAAAGAGGAACCGTATTTGTCTACCGCAATGGAAGTGCCGAGGCTGTTCTTCATCATGGCAATTGGTGAAAAACCAATCAGACCATTGAAGCCCAGTCCCGGCACATGGAAGATCTCATCCCGGCGGAAGTAGATATCCTTATTCTGCTCTCCCGGAACTTCATCCGTGTATGCATGGTAAATATAGTAGAGCTCGCCGCTCTCATCCCGGTCCACCTCGACATTTTCCGGCAAAAGCGGATACAGACCCAGCACTGTGTTCTTGCCATCCCGGACGATCTGTGCGTATGCGTTGCCCCAGAGGAGCAGGTGGGTCATCAGCGTTTCCCAGAAAACAAAGGATGTCATCTCCGGGTTTGGCTGGCGATATAAAATCTTATACAGCGGATGATCCCGCGCCTTTTCCTTGTTGCCATTATCGTCTGTCACCCGGTAGAGATGCAGCGGCAGTGCTGCAATGGACTCCGCCAGCAGACGGACACAGGCATACACAGTCGGGATCTGCATGGCGGCTTTCTCATCCACCTGCTCCCCGGCATTGGAACGGCCAAATACAAAGGTCTGCCCGGAATCTCGGACGTTATCCGTGACCTGCGGCAGACCTTCTTTTGGCTGTTCTGTTTTGGGAGAATCCCTTGGGTTCTCAAACCCCATCCATTCCCAGAATCCCATATTTCAACCAATCCTTTCATAAACAATTGAACAAATTTACTTGCTGTGGTATTATAATCATGAATTGCGGTGGTCGTCTTCGGACAACACCTTGAAAGAGCCTGATGCGTCGGGCTCTTTTTTCTTTTGTCTTTTTTACTGTTTCTCCAGCTCCGGCAGCCCGGCAAGGCTGGTACCAAGGGATGCAACACCTGCCACGATCACTGCACTGCCGACCGCCATCCAGTCCACCGTGCCGCCGGGCATCTGTGTCACGACCAGAGCCGCGCCAGTCTGGAACATCGTCTTTGCAGCACGGATGCCGGCTGCCTTCCACCATTCTGCACTCATCAGATACTTCATTGTGTTTTCCTCCATCTTTTTCATATCAAAAAACGATCATGTCACGTTCGTCGTAGACGCTTCCCTGCTGCTGTCCTTCGTTTCGGATGCAGCGGTCCAGTGCCATAATCGCAGCGACGATACCATCGATCTTCTCCGGCGACTTCGCCTTGGTCGGCTTGATGTTGCCCGCCGGGTCGGTATCCACGACCACATTCCCCGCCATCCATGCCATGACCGGATTGCCGCCGTGGATGATCCTGCCTTCCATCAGGAGCTTGTAGAACTCCTTGGTAGGCGGGCTCATATCTTTGAAGCCCTGTCCGAAAGGTACGACCGTGAAACCCATCCCCTCAAGGTTCTGGGTCATCTGCACGGCTCCCCATCGGTCAAAGGCAATCTCCAGAATGTGATAGGTCTTGCCCAGTTCCTCGATGACTTTTTCAATAAAGCCGTAGTGGATGACATTGCCTTCTGTCGCCATCAGGTAGCCCTGCTGGTACCAGACATCATACGGAACGGATGCCCTGCGCACCCGCTGGGGGATCGTATCCTCCGGTATCCAGAAAAACGGAAGCATGATGTATTTCTCCTCTGGAACTCTGGGCGGGAACATCAGCACAAAAGCCGTGATGTCTCCGGTGCTGGACAAGTCCAGTCCTCCATAACAGTCACGGCCCTTGAGGGCTTCCATATCAATAGGCTGGTTTCCGAGGTTGTAGATGTGTTCGGGGATGAACCGGGTCAGCGAGGACACCCACATATTCAGACGGAGCTGCTTGAATACATTCTCCTCTGCCGGGTTGTCCAGTGCTTCCTGGTACGCATCCCGGACACGCTGGATCTGAATGGTCTGGCCGAGAGAGGGATTGGCTTTATACCAGTTGGCTTCATCGTGCCAGTCATCCTCATCGGTCAAGCCATAGACCACGGGGTAGAAAGTGTGGTCGATCTTGCGTCCGGCCAACAGATCAAGTGCTTTCATGTGGAGCTCGTAACAGATGCTCTCCTTGTCTGTGCCGGCCGTAGTGATCAGGAAGAACAACGGCTGCTCACGGGCATCACCGGAACCCTTGGTAAGGACATCGTAGAGTTTCCGGTTTGGCTGGGCATGTACCTCATCCAGCACCAGACCCGACACGTTCAGGCCGTGCTTCGTACCAACTTCGGCAGACAGGACTTGGTAAAATCCTGCGTTCCCGTAGTTCACGATTCGCTTCGTAGCTGCCATGATCTTGCACCGTTTCAGCAGTGCCGGAGTCATCTGCACCATCTGGTGGGCAACATCAAAAACGATGGATGCCTGCTGGCGGTCAGCTGCAGCACCATAGACTTCGGCAGATGGCTCATTATCGGCAAAAAGCAGATACAAGGCCACCGCAGCAGCAAGCTCGGATTTGCCGTTCTTCTTACCGATTTCGACATAAGCCGTGCGAAACTGACGGTTTCCCCTCTCGTCCACGATACCAAACACATCCCGGATGATCTGCTCCTGCCACGGAAGCAGCCAGAACCGTTTGCCAGCCCACTTGCCTTTGGTATGACGCAGGTTTTCAATAAAGGTCACTGCCCGGTCTGCTTTTGCAGCATCATAGTGGCAGGTCGGAAGCATGAACCGGCTTGGCTTATAGTCATTCAGTTTCGGATAATTTTTTGGTCTACACTCTGCCATCAGTTTCCACCTCCTCCCAGCAGATTCTCCATCTCATCGGCTGCATCCGCGGGACCGCCGTCCGAAGCAATGATCCGGCTTCGGGAGGACGGGGTCAGGCCAAACTGCTCTGCGAACTTGTTCATAATCTTCAGATAGGTCTGGGCGATAGATACCTGTGGCACTTGCTGCCAATAGCCGGACGGGGTCTTGACGATAGTGCCATGCTGGGTGATGAACTCCTCTGCCTCCTTCCATCGGGCATACGCCTGACAGTAACCGGCGAAGGCCGCCATATCCACCTCGGTCAGGATGCCAATGGCTTCCATCTGTTTGGCAAGTCTGCGCCATTCTTTCTTTGCTTCCGGCTCCAGCCACTTCGGACAGGCCGGTGCTTTCTTGTTGGGCTTCGGTTCGCTGGTATTCAGCGGATGCTTGCCCGGATTGCCTTCCAGTTCCTTCATGGCGGTCGGCTTTGGTTTTCTGCCTCTGGTAGCCATTGGCTTCCCCTCCTCTCCTGAAATTTTGGTAAAGAAAAAGGACCTCCGAATAGAAGTCCTTGTAATCTATATAAAAACACATCGGATACGAGGCACAGCCCCTTTTCGGGGCGTGTACCTTTTGGGTGCTGTTAGGCGTTGGGGTTGGCTTCCTTCCAAGCCTCGTACTCATCGACCAGCTCCGCTTCCTCGATGACCTGCCAAACGCTGCAGAAGCGGCTTCTTTGCTGCTCGATCTCCGCTGCTGTCCACTCCTCCGGCTTGCGGCTCATGTCGTGGTAGGCATCCATCTCCGCTTTCGTCCGGAAGAAAAGGATCTGCTTCAGCTTCAGCGTTACCTCGTTGTTCCGCAGGCTGTACCGCCTGTCCTCTGCCGCTCTGCAAAGGCTTCCGAGGTCGCAGCAGCTGAGGCTCATGTCCTGCTTGAAGGCGATCTCGATGCCGATCAGTTTCTTCTCGGTGTCGGCTTCCTGAATGTTCTTAAGATAGGTTTTTGCTTTGTTCGTCATGGTCTGTATCCTCCGTGTGTTTTGTTTTCCGTAGGGCTTTCCCCTTCGTTGTGACTGTATATTACCGTCACCGCCCGGATATAGCAAGCGGCTATGCTGCACGATCATACACACCTCTTTTTGTCGGATTTATGTGTGTTTCCACACTGGAAGAATCCTCCACTACGAGCAAAAGCTCCAGAAGGAGCTCTGCCCTTTTTCAGTGTGCGTTCCTGATGCACCACTCGATTGCGTGACCGGCATCCGTGTAGGTCTCATCGGAAATCTTCAGAAGTTCCAGTCGGCACTCAATCGGTGACCAGCCTTCCTCTGGGTCTTCCACAAAGCCGTATACCGCTCCCTCCAGCATGCCGTTCCAGTTCATCTGGGCAACCAAAACCCGGTCACCGAACTGCATGATGCTGTCGTAGCAAGGTCTGAGTCGGTCGTAGAAGTTCTCGATGCTGATGTTGTTTTCCGGGAAGTCGATCAAATGCTTTTTCATGGTGAATTCCTCCGTGTTTTCGTTTTTCCCTTGGGGCTTTCCCCTTTCGGTATGTGCATATTACCATCAGGTGCAAAGGATAGCAAGCGGCTAAAGTACACGATCTTCCGCCTGGAATACCAAGCAGAATGTACATCACTCTGCATCCTGCTCCATGAGTTCCACAATGGTGTCGTAAAAGAACTGCGGGTCATATGCCAGCGGTTCCCGTCCGGCTTCCTTATCCATCCTGATCTGGTCTTCCACCATATCCTCGGCATCCTCCAGCGTGAAGGCATCCTTATCGCTGTCGTCCATGTGGTTGTAGATTTCCACGATGGTATCCATCATCCGTTCTTCCATGTGCTTCTCCTCCTGGCGCATCCACGCTGCCACATCTGCCCCTGTGTGAGGCGTTGTCGGTTCATTCGGATTGTTTTGCCACCCGTGGCACAAGGCCCCTGTGTGGGGCTGTGTCGGGGGCTGTCGGTTTATCTGGTCATCTGTCCCAGCAGGTAGGCTTCCTCCATTGCTTTCTGGATGCCCCAGACCGGAACCTCTATGAAGTCCTCGCTGTCATTGTCGCGGGCTTCGAGGTCACCCCGGCTGTCTACCGCTGCCATCAGGCGCTTGGCGATCTCCAGCAGGGCTTTTTCCTCTTCCTTGGTGATGTTCTTCTTCATGGTGCTTTCCTCCGTTTTTCTTGGTTTTCCGTTTCGGTATGTGCATATTACCGTCTATGTCACACACTATCAAGCGGCTATACTACACAAAGATAGCCACCCGGAACTGTGCGTATTATGGCAGAAGAAAAGGGTCGCCATTTCCGGCAAGCCCCATGTGTTTCTCTGGCTTAGTAGTCTTCTTCGTCCTCGTAATCTTCCTCTTCGTCCCAGTCATCTTCCTCCTCATCCCAGCTGTCATCCTGGTCTTCTTCCTCATCTTTGAAGTCCCACATATCTTCAGTCGGCTGGTTTCTAAGGTCTGGGTTCTGCTCGACATAGTCGGCAACCGCTCCGCAAAGGATGTCCAGAACCTTTTCGTAGGCTTCCTCGCTGTAGACTGCCCAGGCATCTGCAGTCAGCTTTGCGATTTTGTCGTTGCCCTTGACTCCAAGGAACCGCCCTGCAGGGTTGCAGGTTTCCTTGCCGTAGCCGATGCCCAGCTGGTCGCCATCGTTGTAAAAGCGGTATCCGATGCGGCTCATTGCCCTGACCAGCTCCCCTGCGAGGCTGTCTGCCTTGCCTGTCTCCGGTACCAGTTCCTTGAAAAGTTTATTGATGCGGTCTTCGTTCTTCGTCATTGTCGTATCCTCCGTTTTTGTTGTTTTCCCCTTTCGGTGACTGTATATTACCGTCACCTCGGAGCACTATCAAGCGGCTAAACTACACGATCATTCAATCCTGCAATTGTCATATTTATGTGCTTTTCATGCCAGCTTTCGGAAGACAGACACGAGCAAAAGGCTGGTCATTTCCAGCCCCTTGCGCCTGTCGGTCTTGCCTTTAGCGGATGATTTCGAGGTAGCTTATGTTGCCCCAGCAGTCCGTACCCTTGAAGCGGATTCGCTTTTCGGTCTCCCTGTCGAGGGTGAATTTCCGCAGGAGCTTCATCTCCTGGATGCGGTTCAAAAGGTCCTTGCCGTTCTTCGCATCCTCAACGGCATCCCTGATCTCGACCACCGCGCTGTCGCTTCCGTACCAAAGGTTGCTGAGTGCCTCTGGGATTCCGTTTGCAAGGTAAAGGTTGATTTTTGTGTAGGTCATTGTATTTTCCTCCTCTCAGAATGTCATCGTTTCCAGAATCTCATCCGTGGCTGTCTCCCAGTCGTGGCGGCTAAGTTCGATTCTGCTGTACATCTCTGCACTGTCTGGCTCATCGAAAAGCCGGAAGCATTCTCTTGCCAGCTCCTCGCTGGTGTGCTGCTGGATTTCATCTGGCTGTCCATCCAGCCGTGTAAAGGTGATCTCGTAAGTGTAGCGTTCCATGTTCTTTTCCCCTTTCGTTTTGGTAGCTGTATATTACCGTCACTGCCGGACACTATCAAGCGGCTAAAGTACACGATCATCTGCACCCTGATCTGGTGGATTTATGTGTTTATCCGGGGAGGTTTCCCTCCCCGTTTTCTTAGCTGAACATCTCTGCCGTGTCATCGTCGATCCAAAGGTGCATGCCGTCTGCTTCCATGATCGCATGGTCTTCATGAACCTCGGTGATGATTCCTTCCCGACTTCCACTTCCATCGAATTCGTTCCAGTGCCATGTTGTCTTTCTCCCTTTTTTCCATGTCCTCCAATCAGCCATTCTGCTGTCCTCCTTTGCTTTTTGTAGCTGTATATTACCGTCACCGCCCTGTGATAGCAAGGCCATAAAACGTCATATTATCAACGATCTTCGTCCCTCATGTTTGGTACATATATGACTCCCGATTGACTTGCTATATATGTGTTTCTGCGGCATTATACACACAACGAAAGCAAAGAAAACCAAACCAAAAACGGAGGACAAAAACCATGAAAAAGACCATCACAGAAGTTGAAACCGCAATCGAAAACCGCATCGCAGAGCTTGAAGAAGAATACGAGCTGGACATTTACGACCGCAACGACATCCGGGAAGAAGAATACCAGAAAGCCGGATGGCGGCACGACCCTTTCCCAGAGGAGCTTGAGGAGGAAGACGAAGAAGAGGAAGAGGATTGGCACTACCACAGCATGGAGGAACGACTGAACGAGGTCGGCATGAGCATGAGGGATTTCTTCTAAGGAATCCCCCAGAGGCTCCCCAGCAGAAGCTGGGGCTCTGCCTCGTATCCCCTGTTTTGGTTTGGTATGATACACAAAACCGCTGCCAGATGTTTGTGTACATTATGGCGGCGGTTCTTCTTGCTATTGTTGCTTTATAGAGGTAATATACAGTAAACTGGAAGGGGGGTCTCATTCTTTTGAGGCCCCCATTTTCCGTCTAATCGGCTTCGCCCCGTATCGCCTGA